CTGTTTTATATTAGTATTATTATTATTACTATTATTGTTATTACCCATGTTAGGAATCATTTCATGTATTGTTTTTTGTAATTCACTATTTTGATTAATTAACTGTAATACTAATTCTTTCATATTATCTTTGCTATCAGGTAATAATACATTATCTTTATCACAAATTCCTTTACATGTTTTTTTATGTGTATATAAACTTTGTCTATGTTTATATTCTTTCCCACATTCACATACATAATTTATTATTGCGTCGCATTTGTAAGTATTATGTAAGTTTGTATGTTTCATGGTAAGCAAATGTTTTTCATAATCATTTTTTTTACATGTTTTATAATTACATTTTTCACATAAATATTTATGTGAGATTATTTGCGATTTTTCTGTAAGCATTTGTAAGTATAATATACTTACATAAAAGTCTCCTAAATTATTTTCAAAAAAGTAAAAATAAAAGTTCAATAACACTTTTAAAAAACAAGAATTATAAATAAGAGCATTATGGTGTAAACACGTTTTTTGCGTTTTTTTTAACAATTCTCAAATCGAAAAATAAAAAATGGACATTTTTTTATGTCCAATTTTATAAAATGGAATGAAGAATTGAAAATAAAAAAAATGTTAATTGTTACTGACCAAACCATATATCATCATTTTAATACATAAATAAAATAATTAAAACCATTTATGTATTTATAAATCAATATATACATTTCTAGGGAATAGTCTATTTATTAAAGATTTGACATAATCATAAAATCTAAAGAATAAATTAATAATATTCATTAAAAAGAATGGGAGAGAAATATATAATATTAATAATATCCAATTTTTATAATTTTTATATTTGTCATTCCAAAAGAAAGAACCAAAAAATAAATAATAAATTACTAATAAATAATATATAAAAAATATAACATATTTATAAAAATTCAACCAATCTTCTTCTTTAATTTCATAAAAAATTTTGCGTTCATTAGTATCAACAGTTCTAATAAATCGATCTATTTTTTCTTCTAATTTCTTTTTTTGTTTTCTTCTTACATTCAATAATTCTTTTATTTTATTAGATGAATTAGTTAATCCAGTATAATCATTTAGCATTACTGTAGTTGTTCTTCTAAAATCATCAATCTCAATAATTTCATTATTTCTATTATTTTCCGCTTCTTTTGTGAAGCGTGTTTTTAATACATTATGATAAGTTCCAGGAGGATTTAAACCAACTTTTTCAGTAAATAAATAATATGTTTCTTCTTTATTGTCAATAATATCTGGTATTTCTTTTTTTAAATTAACATAATCTTGCCATTGTTGTTTAAGTTTTTGAGCTTCACTAGAATTTATTAAAGTCTCGTTATTTAATATTTTATTTTCTAACATTTTAAATAAATTATTGAATTGTTGTGGTTGAATACCTTGTGCTTGTAATTGTTGTAAAAAAGCAAATTCTTGTTCGGAACTTAATGATCCCTTCTTCATCATATCTTCTATTCTTTGATTAACAATTTTTTGCATAAATGTATCATTTGCCATCAAATCATTAACTCTCTCTTCAACTAAACTATTAATATTAACATCTGAACATTTTTTAACCATATTAATATAACCTGAGAATTAATTATTTCAAATATAATTAACATGAGAAATAATTAATATGGAGAACCTCCTACTCCAGATAAAAATGTTTCAGTAGCATTTTTACCTTTTGGTTTTGGTTCACATATACTCTTTTTAGTATTGAAAACCATATCTTTGGCGCAACATTCAGCACCAATACATTCACCACTTAAACTTCCACTTAAACTATCAAATTCATCTTCAGTTTTGTCTTTCAAAAATCCTAATTCTTCTAAATCGTATTCAACAACTCCTTTTTGATTTGTTCCAGAAGCATTTAAAGGAAAATCAAATTCTTGGAATACCATATTATTTCTTCTAGATAAATCGAACAATGAACCTCCTATATAAAAAATTCCAATAACAATAATGATAGCTAATAATACATTAGTAGTTTGAGATGATATAGTTTGATTACGTTTTAATACAACAACAATAATTACAGGAATCATTAATAATACTAAAAATTGTAATATTTTTGTATAAGCATTATATTTTCCGCTGAAAAACTCGTCAATTTCAGCCATTCTTAAAGTATTAACATGATTAGTTTCTAATTTATTTAATTGTTCTTTTGAATTATTCAAATTTTTTTCTACAATAGATAATGTTGTTAATTGATTTGCTAAATTATTTCTATCACTTTCAAAATTCTTATCTAATAATTGATAAACTGATTTTAATTGTTCAAACATATTGATTCTAGTTTGCGATATATCATTAATTTGTTTAATAATAGAAGCTTGTTTATCTTTATTATTATTTTTCGATTCATTTTGTAAATTGATATATAATTGTTTTTCTAAATTTTGTAAATTTTTTATGTTATTCATTGTTTGTTCGGGCATATTATTTTCAGTATTCATTTATAATATTATTTAATATTTTATTATAAATAATATTATTACAAATAATGTCTTCTTAAATAGATGATCATATAGTATAAAGCAATAATAGATACTATTAATAAAAATATTTGTAAAACTCTAGATTCACCAAAACCAGAATAAGTATAAAAAATTATAGCGCCAATAATTAGAGCTAATAATAACCATGTATAATATCTTGAAGATTCCATATTTAATCTAATACGGGAATCTTCTCTATTTCCAATAAAATTAGTTTTGCCATTTTCAATCTCACTTATACTATTTTTATTATTATTGAAATTGTTAATATAATTTTGTAATTTTTCTTTTTGTTGAGTAATATCATTATTTAATTTAGTATCTCTAACTTCTAATTTTGCGATTTCTAATAACATTAATTCAGCTAATTTTAATAACTCATCATTTAATTGGTATAATTTTTTCCATAATTTAGGTTGAACATTTAATCTATTACATATAGTTGTTTTAGTCATTGGAGATCCGGATGGTATATTTATATACATATCATTATCAAATTCCATTGGATCAATGGAACATGTTTGTGATTTTTCTTGCCAAACATCATCTGGATAAACATGTTTAACACCTTTAATATCAACCCACGCAACTTGTTTTGTCTGTCTATTCATTATATTTTTTCCAGCAATTCGACAAGCCTGCCCAATACCCATAGGTTCACTTGCTGATAATTTATTTATTCCGTCTTTTTTAAAATCAACAGTTTTAAAATCAGTTGGGCAATTAGAACCTAAATTTTTTATAGTATCATCAGCAAATTTATGTGTAAATCCATAATCATTAACATAGATATAATTTTTGTTGTTAGTTACAATAGTTCCAAAATATTTTTCTTGTTCTTTATATAAAGCTGCGTTTAACATTATTTCTTCATTAATTAATTTATATGTAGAAGTATATTCTGCTAAAGTAGCATTAAAAGCTTGTTCTAATTTTGAAACTTCTTCTTTTTGCGTATCATTTTTACTTTTTATAGAATCTTTATCATTCATAGCTTCAATAATAGAAGTAAGTTTTGGAGAAGAAGTTTGCTCAATTAAGTTTAAATTAGGTAATATAGTTTCTAATGTATTTTTTTCATGTTGTAAAAATTTTCTACCTTGTTCTAAATTTGGATCATTATTTAACATTATATATATACAATAATACTAGAAAATGTTATTTTAAAAGATTTATTAAATAATTAATTATTTATAAAAAATTTATTATTTATAAAAAATAAATATTATGAATTAATTATCATAAAATTTATTTTATAACATCTTTTCTTTTGTAGCTCATAAATATAGTACTAAATATAAAAATTCCTAAAATAATATTGTAAATTAATTTTTCGTTATATGAAAATCTAAAATCTACTAATGCATGCTTAGCAGCATTATTACTATTTAATAAACTATTATATCTCTCTTGTAATTTTTCAATATCTTCATCAAGATAATTTATTTCTTGAATCATATTATCATTATATGTTCTTAATTTTTCTGTATTATTTTCTAAATTATTCTTTAAAGAAAAAAGTCTAGATTGACTTTCTGTTAAATTAGAATTATTACTAGCTAATTCATTAGAGAATTCATTAGAGAATTCATTAGATAAATTATTATCTTTTTGATTTAATCTATAATTAGGATATAAATTTTCTATTTCGTCTAATATAATTTTATAATTTGTAAATTCATTATTAAAATCTTCTTGAAATTGTTTTGGTTTTGTTAAATTTAACATTATATATATAATATATATTATTGAGAACAAATTCTATAGAAATTTGTTGTAATAGAAGTTTTGCTAGGTCTTTCAATTTTACAAATTTGACCAGGGCGAATTCCAATTACCTGTGAAACCGGGCTAAATCTAGAAATTGCTGGAATTTGTGAATCATCTAAAATATTATATCTCTTTTTAATATCAGTTGCTTCTTCATCGGATAAAACAATATGTTTTGGTACAAGACTATGTTCTAATATATTAAATTGGAGCCGCTGAATATTAATAATAGTAATAAAAATCTTTTCTTGATCCCAAATGTGTTTAAGCATTTTTTCTAAAGTTTCATTAGGTTCTTCTTTAATAATAATAATAAGATCATCCCGTTTTTTAAGCATTTTTTCAATATTATACAAATCTTCAATGATATCGTAAATATTATTAGGTCTTAATGTTTTACTAAGATTATATTTAATATAAACTTTTTTTTCTTTACCAGTTTCTTCCAGGGGTTTAGATAGTAAAATATCTAATTGTTTATTTTGATACATAGCATGAATTTCGCTAATACTAAATCCACTGAAATCATCGGTGTTAAAACCTCTATATTTTAGTATATCTAAAAAAATATTGCGTGATTTGTAAATTTGTTTAATATATTCATTTTCAGCCATCTTTATAATAATAATTATATAATAGATTTTAATATATTTCAATTTTTATAATAAATATTACTATTGAAATATATTAATTGAATTCAACACTTCTTGTTTTATTACTATTTTCATATTCTTCTTCACCACCTTCCTCTCCTTCTTCCTCATCTAAATCTCCTAAAATTTCAAATTCTTCTTTAACATATTCATCGTGTTTGTTATATTTTCCACCTTCCAATATAGATACAACCGGTTTACCTTCAATAATATCTTCCATTTTATTTAAATTTTTGTTAATTAATGGAATATTTGTTATATTATCTTGAGGTTCTTCAACATCAACTTCGGGTTCTAATTGTTCTTGAATAACAGGCTCAAATTCTGGTTCAACTTCGGGTTCTACCTCTTGTTCAACTGGTTGTTCTTTATCAAGTTGTTGAACAACTTCATCTTGTTGTTGTGGTTGAACTTCAGGTTGTGGGTCAATTTCACCTAGTTTTATTTTTTTATCCTTCTTAATTTTTTTCACAACTGGTTGTTCTATACTTTCAATGCTTTTATTAAAACCCATACTAGTAATTTGATCAATATTTTTATCAGTAATAATTCGAATTTGTATATTCATAACTTGTAATTCCTGTATTAATAATTTCAAAGCATAAGGAACTCTAACAATACTAAATGTTCTACCATATTGTGTAATATTATCAATACTCATTCCATTTTCTAAATTACCAGAAAATTTAATTGGCCCATCTGCCATAGGACTCATAAATAAATTAAGATCACTATTATATATACAAATCATACCTGTTAAGTTACAAACCGCCATATAATATTCATCACCTCTTACTAATAATGATTCTTGTAAAAAGTGGGATAGTCCATGAGAAGCAATACCATCACGTTCCATCTCTCCAATACGTAAACCACCATCGTTTGCTCTTCCTTGAACTGTTTGTCTAGTTAATAAGGTGCGTGGGCCTCTAGCACGATAGTTAATTTTATCTTTAACCATATGTTTCAATCTCATGTAATAAGTAGGACCAATAAATATTTCAGATTCCATTTGTTCGCCAGTTTGTCCATTATATAGCAATTGATTACCAGATGAATGATAACCGATTTGTGTTAATAAATCACCATATATTTTATTTTTAGTTCCTTTATTAACAAACGCAGTACAATCCCCAAACGCACCATATTCACACCCAACTTTACCCATCAATGTTTCAACTAATTGACCAATAGTCATACGACTAGGTAAAGCATGAGGATTAATGATAATATCGGGTCGAATACCTTCTTCAGTGTATGGCATGTCTTCTTCTGGTATAATAAGACCAACTGTTCCCTTTTGACCACATCTACTACAAAATTTATCTCCAATAGCAGGTATTCTCTCTTCACGAATTCTTACTTTTGCGATTCTAAATCCTTCTTCTCCTTCAGTAATAAAACTTTTATCAACATAACCAAGTTGCCCTTTCTTTGGAAATACTGATGAATCTAAAGATGTATTTGGATTAGATAAATTAGTTTGAACTTTGCCAATAATTACTTTTTTATCATCTAAAAATGTATTTTCTTTAATTAAACCAGACTCATTTAAATATGAATAATCATAACCAGGTTTCAATCCAATAACATTTTCATTTTCAATATTAGCGAAGCGACTATCAATAGTAGAATTACCAACCTTGGAACTATCTTCTCTATCTTCGTACATATTATAATAAGTTGTTCTGAACATACCACGTTTTATAGAACCTTCATTGAATAAAATAGAATCTTCAACATTGTAACTACCATATATACCAATTGCTACAATAACATTCTCTCCATAAGGATGTTCTTCATTATTAATATATTTCATATATCTACTTTTGAGTAATGGTATTTGTCCATAATTTAATACAACACCCATTTTATCAATGCGAGTTAAGAAATTAGAATGATATAATGATACAGCTTGCTTACTTTGTCCACATGAAAAAAGATCACGAGGTAATTGGTTATTTTCAGGAAATATGATTTGATTACCCATAACACCAAAAATTAAAGAAGGATGAATTTCTAAGTGAGTATATAAATTATTTTCTGGCAATTTCTTATAATCCATACATATTAGAGCGACTTCTTCTTCGGCGGTATCAATATAATCAATAATACTTTGATTATTTTTTAATTCAATAAGATTTTCCTTAGATTTTTTATATAAATCTTTTACAGACATATAAAGTTTACATTTGGATGAAGAATAATTTTTATCAAGTTTTTCATTAAAACCACTGATAAGATCCTCCCATGTAAAATCATTATTATTAATTTTATCCAAAATATTTTTCTTCATAATACTGGGACCATCTTGGTCAATGTAAAAAATAGGTCTACAAAGTCTTCCGGAATCAGTATAAATATAAATAATATTTGTCTCTATATGCCAATGAATACTTGTATAAATAGGAATTAGACCATTTCTTCTATTAAATATTAATAATTCTTTTGTTGCTTCAGGGTCATCAACAATACCAACCCATGCGCCATTAACAAATATTTTAGTTAGTCTAGACATATATTTAAAATCTACTTCATCTAATTTTTTCATAAAAACATTGAATCTAAGCCAATTAATAATTGGTTTGGAGGAACAAAATTTAGTTATTTTTGCCATAATAGCAAGATGTTTATGTAAACCAATATTACCACCGTCGGGTGTATCAACTGGATCAATTATTCCCCATTGTGAAGAATGTAGTAATCTAGGTCCAATAACTTTCGCACTGGAATCTAAAGGTAAGTTGACTTTTCTTAAAAGAGAGAGAGCAGAATTGAAAGATAAACGATTAAGATCTTGAACAGCACCAAGACGTTTAGTATGAGCTTCTGCTCCCCAATTTCCTTTAAATGCTTTTCTAAAACCTTCTTCAACAATACGTTCTTTAAAAAATTCTTTATAATTATTGTCAATTAAACTTAGAAAATTCTTTTCATAAATACCTTTTTTATAGTAATATTCTTTGTCTATTTTCAAATAAATATTACGTTGTTGGAGAGTATAATATTCTTTAAAAAGATCGTATATGAGAGAACCAGGCAATTCTACTCTTTTAAATTTGAAACTATCACGGTCTGTTGTTTTATTTTCTTTCATAAATACTTTTAATAATTCTAAAACCATATATCCTAAGAAACATGATTTCTCCTTAAAATTTAGTTCACCAATATGTGGAAGAAAATAATCAGCTAATATTTCCATAACATGAACAATAGTTTTACCTTTTGTAAATGTAGCAATGTATTTAATAGCGTTTTCTTGTGTAAAAATTTTACTGGCATCATGAATAGATGGAATAAATAAATCAATATAGGAATTATATTTTTCCATATCTAATAGACAACATTCGATAATAGATTTATCAGAAGTAATACCTAAAGCACGCATTACTATAAATAATGGAATCGGTTTTCTAACATTAGGAATATTAACAACAATTTGGTTATTTGTATATTTAGAACTTATAGCTACTATTCTAACAGATAATGTTCTGATAGGTTTGGAAGCATCTTCAGATACCGATCTTATTTCAGCAGAATGAGAATATATTTCATTTACTTTATCTCTAATATACAACATATTATCGGCAAATTTTTCTTGTGATACAATTACTTTTTCTTTACCATCAATAATAAAATAACCACCTAGGTCATTTTTACATTCACCCATCATATATCTAACATTTCTATCTAGACCATTCATAATACATATTTTTGACTGTAACATAATAGGAAATCTCCCTAAAAATATTTTTTCCAATGTTGTCGAAGTTTCAATAATATTTCCATCATCATCTTCCATAATATAATCAATAACTACATCATAGTGAATAGTTATAGCATAAGTCATATTTCTTAATCTAGCATCATTAGGATACATATAATGCTCATGACTTTCATCGTAAATAATTGGTTTGCCATAATATAATCGATTTCCTTCATAGCCTCCAAAATAAATACTAGCTTGTAATTTGAATCGATCAGTTTCAGGATCTTGCTGTTTAAGTATTTTAACTGGATTTTTCTCTTTTAATATACGTTGTATACCTTCTTCAAAAAAATCATTATAAGATTCAATTTGATGATTAATTAATGCTTGAGGATTATCTTTAAAATATTTATCTATAATTTTCCATGGTATATTTTCATCCATTTAATATATTATAATCTTATATTTTTAAGTATATAATATATTTCACAAATTTTTGTTAAAATTAATTTAATATCTTCTAACTCTTCTTAAAGCAGATTGAGATGCGCTATGTTGATCACCACCAAACGAGCTATCATTATAATTATTATTAATTGAATTTAATTTTTTAAATCTTACATAGTCAGCACCATCATAGACATATCTAGGATTGCCGGTGTATGCTGAATTTCCAGTTGTTTGAATATTACCAGCTAAACCTTTATATCCAGCAAGTGCTTGACTTGAAAAAGAAGGGTTAATACCGGTTACTTGATTAGCGGGTCTTCCAAATATAGGGTTTGTTGATTCATTTACTGTTCCGTTAACATCACCGGCATTCATAGCAGCTCTAAAAGGTGTTATTTGTGTTTGCCCTTTATTTTTATAATACATAGGACTAACTTTTGAATTTTCATATGGAATGTATGCTTTATTTCCAAATGATTGTCTTAAAATTTTTCTGTTTATAGAACGTCCATTAGCACCATCCATACCAGAACTTTGATTATAGGCACCACCACCACCACCTATTAATTTAGGAGCAACACCTGGTAAACCACACCCTAAATTGCTAATACATGGTTTATTATTTTTATAAATTTTTGTAAAGTTATCCTTAATAAATCCAGACATATTATATATTATAAAAGATAAAATAATATATAATAAAATAGTATTATTATATCATCATATATAATTAAAATAATTTCATGATAATAATATGATAAAATAATTAATTTTTATATAAAAGAAGTAATCCAATTAATATTGCTAATAATAAAAATGGGAAAACTACTAAAAACCAAGATAATCTAGAATAACCATATTTACATAAAGCATCTAATACAATTGTCCAGAAAATCACATATAAAAATTTGAATAAAAATACTAAAAATGAAGATGGGACATCGCATTCATAAGAACCTACACAATATCTAGTTCCAGAACCATACATTACGTTTTGTATAATTATGAATACAATCGCAAATAATGATATCATAAAATAAATATAAGCAGGTCTACATAATTTATGTAATTTATCTAATAAAGCCATTATAAAATATATATAGAAAATATATATTTTATATATTTTATAATTTCGATGCTAAAGTTTTTGAATTATTTCTAATAGCTTTAATATTGGGTAATGGTGATGGTATAATTGTATTAGTTTCCATGGCTGGTTGAACTGATGGTGATGGAGATACAAATGGATATTTACCTCTATATATTCTTCCTAAAAATGGTGAATTATTAACTAGATTATTCACACCATTTCTATATAAGTTGACTAAACCTTGTCCAAACATACCACCTTTTTGATATGGAGTTACTCTGCTTTTAAAAGCCCCATACGTCATTTGTGGTTTTTGTTGTGTTTTACCGAAGAAAGGATCTGGACCACCAGTAACTTGCCCCCGAGGATTAAATAAAAAATAGTTACCCATATTATCAACCTTCCATGACCCAGGATGTTGAGGGAATGGATTTGCTCCTAAACCATAACCTCCTTTATGTTTTCTAGTTTTATGTTTTCTAGAAGGGCGATGTTTTCTAGAAGGGCGATGTTTTCTAGCAACATAATGCTTTTTAGACATATGTTTTCTTTTTTTAAACAATTTTTTTCTTGATTCTTTCATATATATATATAAAAGAAATTAATCAATATCTACATGAGTTAACATATGTCTGCGACAACAATATTTTTTGAGTTTTAATTTATCTAAAATAATACCTTCTGGGGTTTTATCAACATTTTCATCTGTTAAATATATTACTTTATTAATTTCTAATTTTTCATTCATTTTAATTTTTCGAACTTCTTTTTCATAAAAACGATATTTGTCTGCTAAAACTTTTCCACAGGTAAAACATTTGATAGGGATAATCATTATATAATAATTAATAATATTATATAATCATTAAATCAATTTTATAATAAAATTAAATAAAATTTTAATTATTTTTTTGGACATTTTCCACGAGCATCAATACATTTATTTCTAAAATAAAAATAATCTAAATTAAAACATTTTTTACCATCAACACTATTACAATGTTGACCATGCTCTATACCGGAATATTTTTCTTCGCTTGCTACATTAATACCATCCATAGTTGGTATTCTTTTACCATGAAAAATAGGACCTCCTTTATTACCAACTACACATTTATTATTGCTTAACCAGATACAGCAACTAGTAGAATTACATGAATTTTCATTTAATTTTTCACATTTTTCTTCTTGTTCAAAAGGAGTATTACTTTTATCACAGAAAGAAGTAGTTAATCTATTATGAAAAGATTTAGGCTTACCATCAATATTATTTTGTAAAGGTTCAATGGTAACAACTTTTTTGAGTGATTTTCGAACTAATGGAGTAAAATCAACATTTAACATAGCAAAAACAACAAGAAGTGTAATAAATAAGATTGCTACTAAAATAATATTATCTATATTTTCTTTAAAATATTGAATTACAAGATAACTCATTATATATATCTCAATAAAAATAAAATAATATTATCTATAATATCTATATTATTTCATATCCATTATCTGTTTTAGTTTTTTTAACTATTTTTTTTCTAACTATAATTTTCTTACTATCATTTTTATGAATATTATTATGACATTCTTCACAAATATTAACTAGATTAGCAACGTGATTTTTATGAAAACCTTCTTCTAAATAATCATTTTTATTAGCATTTTTTTGATATTCTAAATGATGAATTTCAGTTCCAATATTTACTTTACACAATTCACATAAACCTTTAATTTTTTTACTATTATATTTACTAGTATCCATATCTAAAATATTTTTATAAACATTATTATATTTAATACGAAGTTCATGAGCTCTAATAAGAAATTTTTCAGGCAAATTTAAAGCTTTACATACTTCTAAACCATACATGCTATCACCTGGTCCTTCTTTTAATTTTCTATCATAAACTAATTTATTTGTTGTTTTATCAAATATAACTTCCATATGATAGAGTTTAATTTTATTCAAATTTTTAACTTCTTCATATTTTACAATTTCATGAAAATGTGTAGCAAACATAAAAGAACTTTCATTTTTATGTAATTCTTCTAATCCAGCAACAAAAATACTTAACGCTGAATCGCTTTCAGTTCCAGAACATAATTCATCTCCTAAAATCAAACTATTTTTATCTGAAAATTGTAAAATTGTTCTTAATTCTGACATTTCAACGGCAAATGTAGAGAGACCTTTGAAAATATTATCATTACCTAAAATTCTCGTAAAAATGTAATTATATGGATAATATTCAAATGTTTTACAAGGAACAAATAGACCAGCTTGAGCCATAATTATGGAAATTCCAATTGATTTAATAAAACTGGTTTTACCAACAGCATTAGTTCCATATAATAAAATGCCATTACTATAATTTTTTTGATTTGTATTACCTAATTCTAAATCATTAGTTACATAAACTTCACGTGTATTTAATTGTTCTATTAAACAATGGCGAATACCTGTAAAATTAATAAATGATTTATCACTTTCTTTAATAGTAGGCTTACAATAATTATATTTAGATGCTATAAAACATTTACATTGTAAAATATCTATTTCACTAATAAATTGAATAAGATCATCTAAAATATTATTATTTTCAATAAATTTATTTACAAAATCATTATAATATAATTCTAATATCCCGAGTAATTCATTTTTTGAATTATTAATTGATATAGCAATATTTCTAATAGTGCTATTTGTTATACAGACATTAGAATTATTTCCATTATATGGAACAAAATCAATATTATCAATATCTAATTTAAATGTTTCATCTTTATCCGTAAATTCGGATTTATATTTTAGTTCAATACTTTTCTCTCTACTTTCAAAAGATTTTTTTAAAAATGTAGTTCTTCTTTTTGTAGAAATAAGAGTAGGTTCCATTTTGGGAGTTTCATGTAATTTTACAAATTCGGTTGTTTTTGTTGATTTTTCAAATTCTTTAATCATATTTGAAAAATTATCTCTAATACATTCAATTAATTGACGCGACTCAATTGATTTTTTATAACCATTATCTACTTTTTCATATAATCCTTTATTAATGAAAAACATGTTTTTTAGAGAACTATTACCATTATCATTACAACTATTACTATTGATATTAGTATTGATATTATTAATGTCATCAATATATTTAGCTTTATCTAAATCAAAAAAATCACTAATAATTTTTTTAATGGTTTCGCTTTTACTTTTAATATTATTTATATTTTCTTCTTGAAAGTATTGTTTTAACTTTTTATCTTTATTAATAAGAAGATTAATTTTGTCAATTAGTAAAATATTATTGTAAATATTAGTAAAATCTTTTGGTGTAATTTTCTTCATAATTAATTTTCTTTTTAATTTTTCTAAGTCACGAATTTCTTCAAGTAATTCTTTGTATTTATTCCAATCAGTTGTTAAAAGATAATCAGTAATATTATATGATTTATTTAATTTTTCAATATCAGTAATTGGATTTAATAAATTATATTGAAATCTTCTTTTACCAATTGGTGTAACACAATTATTTAATAGTTTGCTAACACAAGATAATTTTCCATTATATCTATTATCGGAAATAATATTTAATTGTTTAAGTGAATGATTAGCTAATATAAGACGGTCTGTATAATTTTCGTATAATGGTTTTGATAATTTAGATACTAAATTAGGATTGTGCTTATAAACAAAATCAAGTAAATAACAAAATGATTGAGAAGCAAAACAATAATTTTGTATTTCATTAATAATATTTTCTTCATTATCAAAAGGATAGAAACGTTTTATAATTTCTTGTTGATATATTTGTTTTTCGGCATTTTCAGCACTTTTATGTAAATCACTAGAAGAATCATTAGTTTTATTTAAATTAATTTTATGTATTTTTGAACATTGAATATTCGTAAAATTAATAATATCATCGATAATATATTCATCTAAATTAGATAAAATAACACATTCATTAGGATTATAAATAGAAATATAACGTTCAAGTTCATCATATGTGCATGGGTTATGATAATAAGGCATAGTGAATTCAAATAGAGAAGTTTTGCCAGTAAAAATATCAATATTTGATATTCCAATATTAATTTGTTCTCCAATACCAATAATTTTATTGGAAGAATGATTTATCCAAATGCAAATAATATTATTTGTTAAATCCTTGCTGTCGTTTGAAAAATATGTTCCTGGAGAATAAATACCATTTAAACTACGCGTGGTATTTTTACTTTGTGAATCTTGAACATATACAACAATTGTATAACCATTATCCTGTAATTTTTTAATATATTTATCTAGTTGTGGAAGACCAAACCCTGCCATTACTACTTTATTTTTCCCTACACAAATATTTTTTCTGCTAATAGCCATATCATTTATTTCAGCAAATTCTACGATGTTACTTCCTTTGATCATATTATTTTCATCTAATAATCCATATGCTTCAAAAAAGGAACCAACCTGCATCAAGAGAAGTGTTCTCTCTCCATATTCATTTTTCCACTTTTCAGTTAAATCTAAATAATCTTTAACTATAGTCATCTAGTTTAAAAAATATTTTAATCTTTAAATTATTTTAATATTAATGTGTAGAATAGTAAAAAATAAAATACATAAATATATAATATATGAATTTTAGAATTATAAAAAGTAATAATTATAATCCAAAATTTGAAATCAAATCACCTTTAATAAAATTTAACTTAAAACCAAATAAAATAAATGAAACAAATGAAAGAAATGAAACAAATGAAAGAAATGAAACAAATGAAAGAAATGAAACAAATAAAATAAATGCAAGACAAGCAAGAGTAATAAATAAAAAACAAAGAAGAGAAATATTTGAAAAACAAAGAATAGAAAGAGAAAGAAGAGAAATATTAGAAAAACAAAGAATAGAAAGAGAAAGAAGGGAAATATTTGAAAAACAAAGAATAGAAAGAGAAAGAAGAGATATTTTAGAAAGAGAAAGAAGAGATATTTTAGAAAGAGAAAGAAGAGATATTTTAGAAAAAGAAAGAAGAGAAATATTAGAAAAACAAAGAATAGAAAAAGAAAGAAGAGAAATATTAGAAAAAGAAAGAAGAGAAATATTAGAAAAACAAAGAAGAGAAATATTAGAAAAAGAAAGAAGAGAAATATTAGAAAAACAAAGAATAGAAAGAGAAAGAAGAGAAATATTAGAAAAACAAAGAATAGAAAGAGAAAGAAGAGAAATATTAGAAAAACAAAGAATAGAAAGAGAAAGAAGAGAAATATTAGAAAAACAAAGAATAGAAAAATTGGATAATAATATTATTAACATTTTAATTAGAAATACATATAGAGTTAATTATTTTAAAAACTGTATAAATAGTATTTTAAATCAAAATTATAAAAATTACAAAATAATTATTTGCTATGATGATGATAATTGCCTTGAATATTTGGAAAAATATAAAAATAATTCAATAATTGAAATATTTAAAGTTAAGACAACAGAAAGAACATCAGAAGCATTTTATAATTTATATTGCAATGAGTTATTAGAAAAAGTTATAAATGGATGGATAATGTTTTTAGACGATGATGATATGCTATACTCAGAAAGATCTTTGGAAACTATTGCAAGAAATTTATATAATGAAAATGATATTCTTTTTTGGAAAGTAAAATTAGGAAATAATATTATATATCCAAAAGATATAAATAATATTACAAAATTTAATATTTCAACAGAAGGATTTATTTTTAATCATAAATATAAAAATAATGCAAGATGGGACGATAAAAGAAGTGGTGATTTTAGATTTATAAGTAAATTATTAAAAAATACAAAAAATTTAAACACAAGATTTATCAATAAAATAATATGCGGAACGCAAGAAAATAATATAACTGGGTTATTAGGTAAAAAAGAAATACCTATTTATATTGAGACTTTTGATGAGTTAGTAAAATATTTTGATATTAAACAGATATATATATCAAAATCATTACCACATGTTAACAATAAAATATATAAATATAATTTATCTATTAAAAGATCATATGAAAGTTTGAATGAAAATTCCATAATATTTTTTGGTTTATATACATTAGAAGATAAAAAATTATTATATTCTTTAAAGAATAGTAATATATTTTTATTATTTGGTGGAGAAGATGTTGAAAATATAAAATTTATATTACCTATCGTGAGTCGTATACATATAATTAGTATATCTGAAAGTATATATAGCAGATTAAACAATAAAAATATAAGAAGCAAACTACTTAGTATAAATTTAACAGACAAAAAACTATTTTATCCAAGAAATTCAACTGATAATTGTATATATATTTATGATGGTTTTGATAAAAATAATGCTAATAATGCAAAAACATATGGTAAAAAATATTATGATGAAGTATTAAAACGACTCCCCAATGAAAAGTTTATATTTAGTTCTCAACTCAATGTAAAATATCAAGAAATGCCGGAAATATATGCAAAATGTAAAATTGGATTAAGATTAACAAGTAATGACGGAAACGCAAATACTGTTCAAGAATTTCAGGAAATGAATATACCTATTATTCATAATCAAAGTATTTATGGTTTAAAATGGATAACAGTTGAAGATATTATACAACATATTAATATATATATGGATTATTACAAAAATTTCTTAGATATAAAAAATAGCAACATCTTAATAAATACAATTTCAAATTTAAATTATATAGCTGGAGATACAATTATGATATCAAATTACATAAATATATTAATGAAAAATGGTAATAATGTAACAATATTATCTAACGATACTATTGGACCAGTGTTTATAAAAAATTTAGAATATAAAAATTATAATATTATTATTAAAAAAAATAATAATGAAATTATTCAAGAACTAGATAATCAAGCACCGAAAAATAATATTATTTTTATAAGAAACGATAAAATTTTAAATAATTTAAAAAATAAACCATATTTGAGTAAAATAATACTATATGGAATCGATATTCATGAAGAATCTATAAAAAAATTAGAAACTAATTTTTTATATATAATTACACAGAGTAAAAAATTAAAACAATTATATATTAATAATGGAATTCAAGAAAATAAAATAGCTATAATAGAACCATTTGCATATAAATATAATTTTCATTTACCAAAGAGAAATGATAAAGAAATTCGTTTAATTTATTGTGGAACTCTTCGGGAAGAAGAAAACATAATAGAAATTATTGAAGAATTTCAAAAAATACATGAACAACGTCCAGAAACACTTTTAAAAATTGTTTATGGAAAAATACATGGAAACCAAGAATTCAGTCAAAAAGTGAATAGAATTATTAAAGAAGGTGTCAAGGGAATAACTTTTAAACATAATTTAAGCCATCGTGATGCTTGCTATGAAATAGCAACAAGTGATATTGGAATATGTTGGCGTAAAAATGGATGGGGTGATAATGGAGAAATAAGCACCAAAATAAAAGAATATGAAATGTATAATTTATTAGTTTATAATAACCAAATATTTAATTTATTAATAAAACGAATATTATATATTATTTATTCTCAAGAAATATCAAGTGGTTATGTTCAACGTACATTACATATAATAAATAATCGTGATGATTTATTAGGGTGTGTAAATCCATTTATTATTGAAGATAAAGAAAGTAAGATAAAAAATATAGATAAAGTACCATTTATATATTATACACAAAATAAATTATTACAATTAATAAATAAATTAAGAATCGATACAATTATATTACCATCAAATCATGAAAATTTTAATACAATATATAATTATTTAAATAACAAAACTATAAATAAAATAAAATATATATATGAATTAAGGGGTTTATGGTTTCTAACAAGTCAGTCTAATTATGAATATAAGATTGGACATAGAACAAATTATACATCTTTTGTTAGTAAAGAAATAGAAAAAGAACGCGATGTAATAAATAAGGCAGATAGTTTAATTTTTATTAATAATAGTGTGAGAAATTATTTATTAGATGAATTAAAATTTTATGAAATTTATACAAAACCATATATTTTATTAGAAAATTCTTTCTCTTTAAATACAAATATTTGTATAAATAAAAAACCAAACAAAATATATAAAATTGGTTATTTTGGAACAATTTCTCATTATGAAGGAATTGAATTATTAGTTATGGCATGTGAATATATAAATAAAAAACAAAATAATAGTATAAAATTACTTTTATATGGTAAAAATAAGATAAATTTTAATTATAAAAAATATAATTTTATTGAATATTCAGAATTTATATTAGAAGAACAATATATAGAAAAAATACAAGAAATAGATCTTTTATGTATTCCGAGAAATAATTATAAAGTATGTGAAATAGTGCCTGCTTTAAAGCCATTATCTGGTATGTATTATAAAATACCTATTTTAATTTCTGATTTTCCTTGTTACAGAGAAATGGCTGGAAATGGATTTTATTATTTTGAATCAAATAATATAAATTCATTAATTAAAAATATACAAAACATAATGAATATAACTGATCATAGTGATAAAATAAATATTAATTACAATTTAATATTAGAAAAATATAATTGGAAAAAACAATGTGAAAAGATTACAAATTTATTACAGTATAATATTTGTTTTATTTATAATTTTAAATCAAAATTACATATATGGAGTGGAGCAGTTAATAATTCAATTAATGAAATCATTTGTTTATCTAAATTTTCTAATATATTTTACAATAATATTTTTTTAAATGATATTATAATTAATAATATATTAGATCTTGATTTATTAAATGGAAAAATAGAAAAAACCTTTAAATCTAAATATCTTGATATACAAAAAATAAATAATAACTTATTTCATGTAATACCAAAAAATAAATTTGATTTCATATTTTATCGTGGAGGCACAAATGAAGTATGTAATCAAGAATTTATAAAATTACCCGAAATTAAAATATATCAGCACAACTTTATAAAAACTATTTGGGATAATAATATAATAGGTTTTCAAACAGAAACAGCTCTTAATTATGCACAACAAAATATACTTAAAAATAAAACACATGATGGAACTTTAAATTATCATAATATAGATTCTATACCTAAAAAACATTTTATTAGGTATCAATGTATAACACAAGATATCTCATATAAAAAACCATTAGTTATAAAACATAACGATTATTTTACAATAGGACTTATCGGGACAATTTATCATGAAACATTACCAAATTTATTTTTAAATAATATAGATTTTTTAATAAAACAAACATATAAAATAAAAGTTATTATTTATAGCAATAATATTTTAGTAGATATTCCGGAATATTCTTTTATAACTTATGATACATTTAACTATAGTAATAAAAAAGAAAAATTAGAAAAATTAGATTTAATTATTAATACATGGTTATGTGATCAGCAAGATTATAATGGGTCCAATAAAAATTTAGATGCGATTTGTTACAATATACCATTAATTGTAAAAAAATTTACAGCATGCCAGGAACAATTGGGTAATGATTATAAATTATGGTTCAATTCCTTAGAAGAAATAAATGATTTAATAAAAAGATGTTATGAAGATATAGAATTTTATAATTCTATTATAACATATATGCAAAAAATAAAAAAATATCATGTTGTTGATAGTGTTTCTAATAAATGGAAATTACAATTAGATAAATTACAATTAGATAAATTACAATTAGATAAATTATAAATTAAGACAATATAATATAATATATTATATTATATATTATGTTAAATAATAATATATTAATTGTTACTCAAAATATGTATATTGGAGGTGTTCAAAAATATACATATCAATTAAACCAAGCATTAATAAATCTTAATTATAACGTCGATATAAAATGTTATGAATCAGAAAAAACTTTACAACATTACAAAAAATTAAATTACATAACTGATATAAATAAAAAATATAGGTATATATTTTTAAATTCTTATCCATTATCAGAAGAAGAAATATTAAATTACTTAAAATATACTGAAAATATAATATCTATATGTCATAATGAATACCATTTATTTACATATATAACAAATAAAATTTTAAATTATTTTTACGCAGTTATATCCGTTTCCGATTTAATAATAAATAAAATTAAATATGATAATCCGAATAATAAATTTAGATATAGTGTAATTACACCATGCATAACAAATAGATTAGTTGAAACAACAAGTCGTAAAAATAATAAATTATTCTACAATTTATTATGGTGTGGTCGCATTTCTACCTTAAAAGGATGTCAATTATTAGTTAAATTATATAGTGATTATTTAAAAAAACGTCCACAATGTAAAAAATGGAAATTATTTATTTATGGAGAACCCACAAAACCTTTTTTAAAAAATATGATAGAAAAATATAAAAATAATAATATAATATTAAATTTAAAATCATACGATAAACAAGATTTTGAATTATTTAGCAATAATATAGATTTATTTATTAATACTTCATATACAGACGGAATTCCTTACACTTTTTTAGAATTTTTATCAAAGGGAATACCTATTATATCATCTAATATAGGAGGGATAAATAGTTTAATTTATCCTGAAAAAAATGGAGATTTATTTAATTTTAAAGGATTATATGTAAAAGATTTTACAGGAGATAATTTTAATTATAATATTTTAATTGAAAATTTTGATAATGAATATAATTATAACTATAAAATATTTGAAACAATTATGGATAAATATCTATTGAATGAAAAAAAAATATTACAAATTAAAAACAATTGTCAATTTAATTTGGACAATTTTACTATTGAAAATATGATGCAAACTAGTTTAAATTCGTTATTGAATAGTTAAAAATTTACCTATTTAAAATCTTTATCATAATCATAATTTTTAATATATTCAGGCAGTTTATCTAAATTACGAACATAATTTAATCTCTCCTTTTGTTTTTCTAATAATTTTTTATTATAAAAATATAATTCTATTGTTTTATTTAACTCTATTTTAATAGTTATATTTTTTTCATATATTTCTTCGTATAAATAAAAATATTGTAAATGTGGTTTAATTATATTAATAATATTATTTTTATTATTAATCTCATTTAGAAAATTGTTAATTATTTTATCTGGTATTTCTACAGTTTCTATATTTTCATCTTGCAAATAATAAGAACACAATCCATTATTCCACTTTATTTTAGCATATATTCTTGAAATTATAATTTTTAAATGATTTTTTCTGAATAAACCAATAATTGTATAATTGCGACTAATACAATAATATAATACTCTAATAAAGTAACATAGCCTATCTCTAGATTTTAAAATTGAATAATCAGTTAAAAACTCAATTGCATCATAATTTTTCCATTTGTTGTTATTTATTAAATGACTATTTTTTAAATGAGATATTTCGGTATGATATGTGTGATTTGGATTAATTATTCTTAATTTTTTATTTATTTCATTAAAAAAACAAGTTGAACCAGACCTTCCCTGAGAAATTAACAAAATTTTTGGATAGAAAGCCTTTTTTATTATTGTTTCATTATATAACTTTTGTTTTAATATTTTATTTTTAAATATTTCTATTAATATTTTTTCTTCGCATAAATTCCAATCTATTCTATTAACTAATTTATTATTAGATGATTGATTTTCTGATGTATTTTTAAATTTATAACAACAAATATTTTGCATGTATTTTGTAAAATTATTTGAATTTAAAATATTAATATTAGCTATTGATATTTTTATATTATCATTTTCATAATAATTAAATTCTTGACTTTCAAAATTTTCTTCAATATCTATATTAAATATTTGAAATATATTTTCAAACAAATAATTATCTGTATTATTATTGAAATTCTTAGTTGAAAATAAAAACCTTATTTGTTTTTGAATTATTTTTTCAACAAAACAACTAGTAAGTTTATTTGATATTTCATGTTGACCTTTACAATCGTTTATAGTAAGACGTTTAGTTTTAATATCTTGCTTCAATTCACTAATTACTCTATCAAAATTATTTCTATAGTTTTCAATAATTAATGGTTTAAAATTATATTTTTTACCAATATATTTTATAAGATTGTAAATATTAAATATAGATTTTAATAAATATTTAGAAGATAATTGTGGTTGTGATTTTATTTTATCAAAATAAAAAGAATTATGACAATGAAAACTTTCATATAATCTTGAACAAATAGTTGTTGAACCGGTTTTTCCAACACCAACATAAAATATTTTTGGAAAATTTGTAATACTTCTTTCATAATTATAAAATTCTTCGTCATTGCCATTTAATAATTCTATACATTTTTCCATAACTTCTTGATAATTACAATTTCTGATAAATATTTGTTTTATTAATTTAATATAATTATAATTCGCAAAATGACTTGTATGATAATTATTTTTATTTTTAACATCATGATAAATTGGTAAAATATGGTTAGGAAATTTATTTTCAAAAAAATTTATCAATGGTTGGTGATGTTTTTTAAAAGGAGATATTTCGTCTTTTACGTTTGTAAATAGTATTAATAATTTAGGTGGACCATTTTTAAGTAAGAAATCTTCTATATCTAATATTTCCAAATTTTTTTTCTCTTTTTTAAGTACACATTTTGTATTTTCAATATTCCACCAATCATTTATATATAAAGGTGAATTTCCCAATAATGCTATTGAATTAAAATAACTTGCAAATATCAACGCTCCTAATCCTCCTGCTGAAGTTCCAAAAAAAATTGATTTATTGTATTTGTGAATAACAGAAGATATAATCTCTCTATAAATAGAATGTTCATTATCGCAGTTTAAGTAAAAACAACTATCAAAATCAGTTTTAGATTTATTATATTTTCTAAAATTCATTAACATATCCGAAATACATAATACATCAATATTATCTTCATTAAAATCCCAACACCTAAAAATAGGTAATTGTAAATTTATATCTACTGAAGCATGAAATGTAATTAGTAAATATTTACTATGTTGTTTTTTTTTAAATAAAAAATCACAATTTTTATAATTATAATGAAAATTTCCTTTTATTATATCACAGTCTAATTTATTTATATTTATAGTTTTGAATCTATAACTATTTTTGTATAAATCATTTTCTAAATCATTATTTGTTTGCACGCAATATTCCGGAAATATATTCAATAATTCAGTAAAAATTCTTTCACTACTTTTTCCATCCCATAAATCTATACTATTTTTACATTCTTTCAATTCAATTTCACTAATTTTATTAATTAACTGATTCGTTCCTTTATTTTTTATCAATGTACTAGGGCGTTCTGTATTTTCTCGTAATGTGAAACAAGGAATATCTAATGACGTGCTTTCTTCTTGTAATCCACCACTATCGGTTATAACGTATTTACAATTTGCTATTAAACAAGTAAATTCTAAATAACCTAATGGTTCATCTAAAATAATGTTTGGATTTGATTTGACTTTTTCTAAATAACCTATTTTTTCTAAGTTATTTTTTGTTCTTGGATGAATAGGATATACTAATTTTTCACTCTTACTTAATTCTTCAAAATTATCAAATATTTCCCTTAACTGATTTAAATCATCAACATTACTAGGTCTGTGTAATGTAATTAACACATACTCTCGGGATTTTATCTCCAAAGTTTCATGATATTTAGTGTCTAATGCCTGTTGTAAATATCGTTTTTGTGTATCTATCATTGTATTTCCTACCAAATAGACATTTTCAGTAATTCCTATCGCTTGTAAATTATCTACTCCTGATTGTTCTGTTACAAAGTAATATTTACTAATATGGTCGGTTAATATACGATTAACTTCCTCTGGCATTTTTAAATCGCCACTACGCAATCCACTTTCTACATGTGCTAATTCTATATTTAATATTTTACTAGCGATTCCAGCAGCTATTGTGCTAGTTATATCACCAAATACAATTACTAATTCTGGTTTTATTTTCTCAAATTCAAGTTTCAATTTATCTCTTATCTCTCCTAATTGACCGAGATCTCCATCGTAATTCATAAGTTCTTTTATTACAAGATTCTTATCTTTTAAATAATGATCATTATTTACATATAATTTATCATCATAATCACCAGCCTTACTTTTTTTTTCTAATGTTAAATGAATATCAGGTTTTGGAAATTTTAATTGATTAAAAAAAACATCGCTCATTTTTGCATCAAAATGTTGTCCTGTGTGTATCAATGTTAAATCAAATATTTTTTTTAATGCTTCATAAACTGGAAATGCTTTCATAAAGTTAGGACGAGCACCAATAATCATAGTAACTTTTTTCATTATTATATATATATATATAATAATGAAATATATAACAAAAAAAAAATTATAAACAAGATAAATAAGAAAATATATTTATATTGAAAAATAATTTATTTGCGAAGTCTGTAACATTCTTCTATTACACTATTTAATACTTGGTGTTCAGTTTTTTTTTTTTCCATATAAGAATTTAATGCTCTAGTATCTTTTGGAAAACATAAACCACCATATCCTAAATCTCCATCAGGACCGGGAACATTTGTGTGCATTGGATTAATCCAATTATTTCTTAACATACAATCTCTTATTTTATCAAAATTTAAATTCAATTTATTACATAACATAAAATATTCATTAAATAATATAATTTTACTAGCGCCAAAACAATTACAAAATAATTTAACACATTCACTTTCAGTACTAAACATATTAGAAATTAACGCTTCTGGATAATATTTTTTGAAAAAATTTTCAATAAAATTAACATCATTATCATTCATATTTATTCCTTTACCTATTATAATATGTTTTTGATTTGCAAAATCTTCTTCTGCAGTTCTTGCTGTTAAAAACTCTGGATTATGGCATATTTTTAATTTTCTATAATGTTCAGACAAATTATTTGTTGTTTCTGGTTCTACTGTCGATTTAAGTATAATAATACCTTTATATTCCATATTATTTAAATATTCACATACTTCAATAATTGCACTTTTATCATATTCACCTTTTTCTTCATTATATAATGTGGGAAGACATAAAAATACTATTTCACTATATAATATATTTTCTATTTTATCAAAATTTTTATATTTATCATAACATATAGTTTTAACTTTAGATTGAAAAAAATTTTTTATAGCATTTCCTACAAATCCTATACCAATAATTCCAATCGATTTCATTTATTATATATACAAATATATTATTTATGATAATTATATATAATATTATATATATTATGAGTAACATAATAAAAGATAAGGTAGATAATGCTAAACTATTATATATACAAATATATTATTTATGATAATTATATATAATATTATATATATTATGAGTAACATAATAAAAGATAAGGTAGATAATGCTAAACTATTAGTAAATTTAGCATATTTAAGAACAGAATATGCTAGTCAAAATACATATTATGCAACAATGAGAATGGCTTTTGCTATAGCATTAGTATCAGCATATACAAAAAATTTTTATATTTTAGCATTTTCAATAATATTATTAATTGGAGGATATATTCAATATAAATTTATGGGACAAATACTAATAGATATAAATGAATTAACTAGAAATAATAATAAAAAAGTGGACTATAAAGATTTATATAAATTGCGGGAATTTAATAATAAAATATTTATATTTTATACAATTTTATTTTTAATAGCAATATTTTTACAATTTAACCATGATAAAAAAATCTTTTAACTAATATTATGAAAAGTATTAAATAAAATTTAAATAAAAATAAAAAATTTTTAAATAGAATAATAATTTTAAATACTAGAAAAATTATTATTATACTATAATTTTAGAGTTGATATCAATAGATTTATTACTTGAAAATTGCGGAACCTGCGTATAATTATTTTTTAACAATTCTCTCATTTTTAATAATAATTCTCTCCAAGTTAAATCGGGTTTTGAATTTACTGAATTTAAAAAAGACCATGTCATCGCACCTTGAAATTTTTTATTTATATAAGCATCTGCACTAGTTTGAGAATCAGAAGAACCACTTATAAAGAAAATATCGCCTTTAGTTTCACTATTTTTATCATTAACAATAACTTCATTATAGTCATTTGTAGTTAAATATCTATATTTAAGATCTAATAAAGTTCCACTGTGACAACAATCAAAAAGAACAAATAAAGTAACACCTTCTTTTAAATATTGATTAGCAATTTCTTTTAATTCATCATCGATAATTCCTTTATGATCAATTGATACTAATAATTCATCATTACCATCTAATTCATCACCATTTCTGTCAAATGTATATGAACCATGACCACTATAAGTAAAATATAATACATCTCCTTTTTCTGAATTAATTAAAAGTTCTTTATATTTTTCTAATATATTATCACGCGTAGGTTTTAAAGCTGTATCATCTGTTAATGTTAAAATATTATCCTTACTTACTTTATTATTGTCATTTAAAAATTTTTTTAGTGAATTTACATCATTAATACAACCTCTTAGTTCACTATTAGTATTTCTATAATTAATACCAACCATTAATGATTTGAAATTTTTATTAATTTCTTGTGGTGATAATGAAGCATAATATTGATTTAATTTTTGCTCTTTTATATTTTTATATTCATTTAATTTAATTGTATAATGATTATATAATCTTTGAAAATATATACGTTTTATATAAGGATGTATACGTAATCTTCTAATCCGATTTAAATGATAATTATAAAATTGATTTAAATTATCAATGTTTTTTTTGTATTCGTTGTTAATAGTATCAATTGATAACATTATACATTATAATAATATAAAATAATATACAAAAAAAATCATTTTATTAGAGATAAAGGTTTCATTTTTCTTCTATTTTCTTCATTATGCCAACTACCTGTAAAATGATGTTTTATAAAACCATTTCTTGTATAAGGAATGCTGGAACCAACACAAAAAACATCTGGTGGTAAAATTGTTATTCCATGATTTTCATGTAATTTCATATATACATTTATCATTTGTGTAAACATTAGAGGACCAGTATAATCATGAACGCTTATAAGATATTTTTTTGAAATAATATTTTTAATACATTGCTCATATAGTGCTTTAAATAAAAATAATTTTGCTTTAGCAATTATAAACCATTGACAACATTGCCCTGCTTGTTTAGTATTACAACCATAAAATTTACTAAATTCGTTACTAATAATGATAGAGGATTTTTCTTGATCTATTACTTTATGACCACCACAAATATAATTATTTCTATTACTAATATTTTTATATTTTGAGCAAGGATTTATTTTGAAAGTATTAAAATAATCAGCATTGTTTGAATTTACAATTGAAAAATTACCTTTATTACCATGAAAATAAATATAATCATTAAATAAGTTATCTATATGTTGTAAAGGTTCACAATCCATATCAGCATAAATTCCTCCTTTTAAATATAGAATTAAATATCTAAATGTGTCAGCAATAGCACCACCATTTTGAACACTTCTCATTATTTCTTCGTGTTGCGGAAAATTCTCTCTAACTATTTTATAAATATCTTGATTATCATATAATATAATTTCATATCCAGTATACATTTTTTTAAATTTTTCATAGCATTGTATCCATATATGATTGTCTATATTATGCTTATCTTTACATGTTAAATGTAATATTTTTGGAAACATTTATATAATATAAAAAATATATTCTATAAGTTATTTAAACTTATTTCAGAGCTATTATTATTATCATCATTTTTTCCTTAATATATCATCAAGTAAATGTTTCATGTTATCTATTAATTTTTTATTTTCTGGAGAATCTCTATTGTATAATTCTCTAAAAATTTCACTTTCTTTTTCAGTTGTAAAAATAGGTTCTTTTTCATAATTATCAAAATCTTCTTCTTTTAGAGATAAAATATAATTAATACATTCATTTGGATCTTGAAAATCATTAGCAATAATTATTCTTTTTGAATTAATAACTTTTTTGATATATTTTGAAGAACCAATATAAATTGGAATACATCCGGCTGCTAAAGCATTGATTATTTTTTCTGTCATATATCCATATTCGATAGTATTTTCAGCGGCTAATATAAATTTAAATTCGGAATATTTTTTAATGAGTTCTTCAGTTGATTTATCCGAATTTTTATTTAAAAAATTTGAATGATTTTTATCACCATTATAGTGAAATAGTAATTTAGCATGTATACTTTTTGGATTACAATATTCTCCAAGAGCATATGTTTCTTTTGTATAATTTGTAAACAAATCAATAAATTTTATTCTATTAGTTTTTACATTCCAATGAGTATTTTTAATACAATATCCAAATAAATATTTTCGCTCTTTAATATTTGTATAATTATTATTCCATAAATTTAAATTTTTTATTTTAATATAATCAACAAAACCATATGGTATATGAATACTATTATTTTCTATTAATGTTGTAAATAATAATTTTTCTTGTATTTTATTAAATTTTTTAGTATGAGATATTGGAGTAAAAATTTTAATAGCTTCCCAATTCATAAATATATATTTTTTATTATTTACATTCCATTCTTTTTCTTTTTCTTTTTCATAATAATGAGAACAAGTAATAATATCGGCATTTGGATTATTTTTAAATATAATACTAATATTAGGATTATATAAATATATCAAATAATTGATAAAAAAATATGAATAAGAATAACCACAACCTTCTGAACCTATAATTATTGTATTATTTTCTCTACCACAACATTTATTACCATGCCCTTTTCCAATAGAACACATGAAACAACAATAATCTTTATTATCTAATTTTTTATATCCACATTTACATAAATTAATATTATTTATAAAATAGTTGTTCATTTATAATATAATATTATAATATTTTACTATAAATGAACAACTATTTTATAAATAATATTAATTTATGTAAATGCGGGTTTTTAAAAGATGAAAAACAAAGTTTTTGTTGTGTAATGTGTAGTTTAAATAAAGGTCATGGTCCTCGATGTAAGCAAATTACAAAAAATAATATTGTGGTTAATCATTGGTTAAGTATAATAGAAAAAAATTCTGAAAATATAAGTAAATTGTATAATTATAAACAGAATTTATCAATTGGAAGTCCTGATAGTTTTTGTTTTATAGGTACATATAAAGTTATTAATGAATTAAAAGGTATGTTATTATCATTATCATTATATCATAAAAATTCTAAAGTTTATGGATTTGTAGATATAAAAACAAAAAAAGAATTAGAAACTATTACACCTAGAATAGAATTAAATTTATTTTTAAAAGTTAAATTAGATAAATATACAAATAAAAATAGAACAGAAATGGAAAATGAAAATATTTTTTCAGAATTTTTAGTTGAAAAAGCTCATGTAATTGAATATGCATTAGAATATAATTCTAATACTTTATTATTAGATTGTGATATAATTTTTTTAAATCCTATAAATTGTATTGATAAAAGTAAAGATATGGCTTTATCGCCTCATTATATAAAAAAGTCAGCAACAGATATATATGGTTATTATAATGCAGGTGTTTTATGGGTAAATAAAAAAGGAATAACAAATGATTGGATAGAATTTACAAAAAAATCCCGTTATTATGAACAAGCATCTATTGAAGAACTTGCTAAAAAATATAATTATCAAATATTAGGTCCTGAAATAAATATAACACCGTGGAGATTATTTCATGTAGATAATAAAATTAATGTAATTAAAAATATTAATTGTGATAAAAAGAATATTTATTATAATAAAAAACCAGTTATATTTATTCATACACATTTTAATAAAAATGACTCTTTTTTTTATGAATTTAATAGTATATTTTTAAAACTTCTTTATGTTTGTAAAAGATATAGAGAGTTATTAATTATAGATTATGTAAAAAATAATAAATGGATAATAAATATACCATCACAACCAAGAAATGATAAATGGTATCATAAAAATGATAGTTTTCGAGAGCTGGCATATTTATCTAGTTTAAAAAATAATGATTTAAAAATAAATATTGTAAATCAGAATTATTGTTCGATATTTAATAAAATATTGTTATATGATTATCCTAATAAAAATTGGATTAATGATGATATATATAAGTATTTATTAATAAAAGTAGGAAATTGTTCTATTGATAATGAAGTAAAATATTTTATAGATAAAGGTATAAATGCTGAACCATGGATCTTTTGGCCAAAAAGTCCAAAAATTCTTGAGAATTTGTTAGAAAAATACCCACCATTATCTTTTAAAGATAGACTAATTGAATCAATATTTATTGGTAATTATGAAAATAATGTTCAAGAAAAATTTAGAAAAACAAATATGAAATGTAATAATATAATAACAGAATTAAATACTACACCTGTAAAAGAAGATAATTTTACAAAAGAAGAATACTTATTAAAATTAAGAATATCAAAATATGGTTTATGTTTAGGAGAGGTTAATAGTAAATGTCATAGAGTGGTTGAATTAATGGCATTTGGAACCATTCCAATAATTACACCAGAAGTACAATTAAAATATTATATAAATCCACTAGAAGAAAATATTCATTTTATTCGAGTTTCAAATTCAGATGAATATAAAGAAAAAATAAAAAATATTAGTCAAGAAAACTGGATCGAAATGTCAAAATCATGCATAGAATGGTATAAAAATAATGTAAATAGTAAAAATGCTTGGAATATAACAATTTCAAATATTCTTTATAATTAATATATATATATACATTATGCCAAATATAGTTTATTTTTTATATATTAATTTAGATAAGTGTAAAGATAGAAAAAGTAAAATAGAAAATATGTTTAGAAATTATAAGATAAAAGAGTTTGAAAGAATAAGGGGAATTGATTATAAAGATAAATCATATGAGAATGAAATAAGAAAATTAATACCGGTAAGAAATGAATTATTAGGAAAAAATTTTTTTTGTAATATTCAAGGATTTAATAAAAATAGTTGGATATATGACGGAAGTATTAAAAATTCTTGGCCAAATATGCCTTATGATTGTAGATATGGTGAAAAAGGTTTGATATTATCATATATTAAAGCTCTACAAAGAGCAAAAGAAATAGATAGTGAATTTGTATGTATTTTAGAAGATGATGCTTGGTTTTCAAAAAATCACTTTAATAGTTTAAAAAAAATATTATTATCAACAAAATGTAGGATATTATTTTTAGACGAAAGACAAAATTTAGATGGAACAGGTATAGGGTGCGCAGGTATGGTATTTCACAAATCAATAATTGATAAAATAATACAAATAATAAATCCATTATCAAACTTAAAAGTATTTTATCATAAATGGAATTATAAATTAAATTTATATTATCCTAGAATGAGTCACCATTATAAAACACATGTAAATTTAGATTTATTTTTTAATACATATTTTGCCTTAAATAAAAATATGAATCCAGGATTATTTAAAATGATAAAAAGTGATTATTTCCCAACAACAATACAAAATTCATAACATTTATTAGTAAATTAAAATTAATACAATAAAATGAATAAATAATTAAAATAATGTATAATATATTAATTATTTATGGAAAGAGAAATACCAAAAGTTATCCATATGACAAATAAAACAAAAGTATTTCCTGAAAATATAATTAAAATGTGGAAAAAATTAAACCCTGATTATACTTTTACATTTAGCAACGATAAAGATTGTTATGAATTTATTGAAAAAAATTTCAATAAAGAATATGCTGAACTTTTTAATAAAATAAAATATGGTCCTAACAAAGCTGATTTTTGGAGATTATGTAAATTATATGTAGAAGGAGGAGTGTATGTAGATATAGATATAGTTCCTTATGCTCCTATTAATTATATTATTAAAGATTCTACTTTTTGTTCTTGTCTTTCCATATTAGGAAATTCAGTTTTTCAAGCATTTTTGTCTGCTACACCAAAAAATATATTAATTAAAGAATGTATACAATCATTTGTAGCAAATGTAGAGAGAATGAATTTATTACGTAATACAAATAATCATAATGTTCAACCAACGTTTGATATGTATAATACAATAATTAGAAAATTAAATGTGAGAACAATAAATCCTTTTATTGTTTATAATTTAAAAGTAAATAATAGAGAGAATAATAATTCATTTAATGAAAAAATTATGTTTCTCCAAGAATTTAATTTAAAACAGAGCATGAATAATGGTTTTGGAATTAAAATGACAACAAACAATGATTCATTATACAATATGTATGTTAAAAATGGAGAGAATAAAGTTGTTTTAAAGTCGCGCCACGATGCTTATCAAAATGGTTATAATTATTAAATTTAAATTATATAATTTAAATTTAATATTTAAAAATATATAAGTTATATAATTTATTTTTCATCATTAAGATAATTATGTAATAAATTATCTTTATTAGTATTATTTATATTGCCACTTAATAAACATTGTTCATATAATTTTCTTATTACATCATTTGGAGCTTCACTTCCAGCTTTTAATAAATTATGTTTTCTTAAGTAGTTTTTCATTTCTAATACAGAAGTTCTTTTTATCTTATTATGTTCAGCGTTAATTTTTTTACGCGTAGCGGCATTTTTAATTAATATAGAAACCTTTCTATTCTTTTTACCAAGATGATATTTGATAGTTTTTGTTTTTGTGCTAATATAATTATTATTTGAGTTAGAATTAGAATAAGTATTTTGATTTTGATTTTGATTTTGATGAATACTATTATTTATAACTTGAGAAACTTCTCTCTTTATTTCATTATTTTCAATAATATTTGTTTGGTTATCTTGAACACTAATTATAGGTTCACTTTTTACCGGTAAATTTACTAACTGTGGTTCATTATATGATGTATTTTTTACTGTGTAATTTTTCCATTGTCTAAATGTTGGTTTACTACCATTTTTCAAGCAACCGTATGGAACATCACCATTTTCTTTATTTGTTATAGTTAATTTAGATTCAATATCATCTTTTTCTTTTAAATTATCTGGAATATCAATATTAATAAGAGGTCTATTTGCTTTCATTGTTTTATTACGCCCTTTTTGTGATAATTGTTGTAAAAAATTTAATGATTTCATAAATTCATTTTGAAATTCATTATTTTCTCTTGTATCCAAGTTTTTATATATACCTCTTTTTTCATTATTATTTTCTGTACTATTGTCTGTATTATTTTCATTATTACTATTATTTTGAATACTTTTTCTCTCTACATTTTCACTAGAATTCTTCTCCTTTTGCTTGTAATTTTTTATTTTTTGTAACAAATCACGTTTTAATTTATTAGGTTGAATGTTATTTTTTATAGTAGATATTTTCTGTGTTTTGTTATGTGAATGTTTTTCTTTTTTTGTTCCACCTCCAACTTTAAATAAATCAGGATTAATAGTGATAGGTTTTATATTGCTCATCTTTATTTTATTAATTTAAAAATAAATTAATAAAATCACGAATTAATTAAAGTAAAATTAATTAAAAAATAATATTATAATAAATATAATAAATAATTATGAAAAATTTATTAATTTCTATAATGGCTGGGGGTATGGGAAAACGTATGGAATCTAATATTCCAAAAGTTTTACATAAATTAGGAGAATTACCACTTATTGTACATATAATAAATACATGTCTAAAATTAAATCCAGAAAAAATTTTAATAATTGTAGGAAAATATAAAAATATAATAGAGAGAGAAATCTCACAATATATTGATACAATTATAATTCAAAGAAAAATCGAATATATAATTCAAAAAGAAGCACTAGGAACAGGAGATGCGATTAAATCATGTATTGAAATTTATAAAAATAATATTGAATATATAAATTTGATTTTATCAGGGGATGTTCCTTTAATCAATTATCAAACATTATTAGAATTTATAAAATCGACTAAAAATTGCGGACTTCTAATTAATGAACTAGATTTTCCATATGGATATGGAAGAATAATAATGAATAATAATGATTTTTTAAAGATTGTTGAAGAAAAAGATTGTAATGATGAAGAGAGAAAAATCAATATAGTTAATTCTGGTATATATTGTATAAGTTGTGAATTATTAGTAAATTTTTTACCATTAATAAATAATAATAATAAACAAAATGAATATTATTTAACTGATATATTAGAAATTATAAAAAATAATGAAAATAATGAAAATAATGAAATAAATATAATGTTATTAGAAAAAAATAAAAATTATGAAGTGCTTGGTATAAATAATAAAGAACAATTACAAGAATTAGAAAATATTTACAAAAATATGACAAATATATGACAAAATTTTAATATATTATTACGTATACATTAAAGCTATTATTTTATTATCATATTTTTCTTTACTATCATTATTATTTTTAAATAGTTCTAACCCCTTTTCTATATCTCTAAATGTTATTTTAGTTTTTTCTGTATCTTCTAAACAAAAAACTCTTCGACTATGTGCTATTTTAATTTTTGAAAAAAAATTCTCTATATCTCTTCCAAATGATTTAAATAATAATTTATTATCTTCAAAAAATTTACATTTAATTTCATCACTTATTGTCCAACCATTATCATTTACTTTTTTAATAAAAATATCCTTTAATTCTTCAGAACTATATTCATTTATTTTATAATTCCAAGTAAATCTAGATTTTAACCCAGGATTAAAAGAAAAAAAACAATTATTTAATTCTTCTTCATAACCAGCAATAATAACCATTAATTCATTCTTATGATTACTTAATGATTCACATAATGTATCTAAACACTCTTTTGCAAAAGAATCTCTTTTCTCCGCATTTCCTAAACTATATGCTTCATCTATAAATAATACACCACCTAAACTATCTTTAATAATATCTCTAGTTTTTAAAGCTGTTTGTCCTAAATATCCAGCTATTAAATCACTACGCGTAACTTTTCTAAATTTATTACTTTTTAATATATCCATTTTACAAAAAATATCACCTAAAATCATAGCTATTTCAGTTTTTCCAGTTCCAGGTGGTCCATAAAGGACTGTATGTAAATAATCTTCATTTATTTTATTTTCTTTTTTTGGTATATGTAAATTTTGTAAATAATAAATTATTTGGTCACTAATATTGGTTTTGAGCTCTTGTAATCCAATTAATGAATTTAACTTAAAAAGAGGCACTTTAATAGAATGTAATTTTTCTAAATCAATATTATATATTTTATTCTCATCGTAAGGATAATCTTCAATAATATTAAGCAAATCTTGTAAACCATTAATCTCTCTTTCAATATTAATTATTTCTTTTTCAATAATAATATTTTCATCAAAAAAATCTTGATAATCTTCATCAGAGTTTAAATATTGATACCAAAAATCGTCATTACTATTATTTTCATAACTAATAGAACCATAATGAATCTGTTTTTGAGCATCATTTTTATTTTGTATTTTATTTTTTGGATTATAATCGCTATATGAGAAATTTTTATCTAATGTTCGTTTTAATTTATTAGACATATTAAAATAATAACGTTGTTATTTTAATATTATTATTTTAATTATACTTTATCACAATTATATTTTCATTTATTTATTTATTAATAAATTTAAAGATAAATTGATATAGTTTAATAATTTTTAAATGAAAAATAAAATGTGTGATTTGAAAATGGAACGTAACGAAAATTTTAATAAAAGTGATGATAATGATAAAAATAAAAAAAATATTTCAGAAAAAGAAATTCCATGGACAATTATTAATTCATACTTTTCAAATCAACATCTTAAACAATTAATTAGACATCAAATTGAATCTTATAATGATTTTATTACTAGACAAATTCCACATACAATTGACATGTTTAATCCTGTTCTAATTACATCAGAACAAGATTATAACAAAGAATTAAAAAAATATGGTCTGGAAATTTATATTAATTTTGAAAATTTTAGTTTACATAGACCGCAAATTCATGAAAATAACGGAGCAGCAAAAATTATGTTTCCACATGAAGCTCGAGTAAGAAATTTCACATATGCATCTAACATGACACTAGATCTAAATATTAAATATGTAGTAAGAACAGGAGAAGATTTAGAAAATGTACAAACTTATTATAAAGTGCTTCCTAAAATTCATATTGGTAAATTACCTATTATGTTAAGATCAAATATCTGTGTATTATCTCAATATAAACATTTAACATCAGAAGTAATTGGTGAATGTAAAATGGACCCTGGTGGATATTTTATCATTAATGGATCTGAAAAAACTTGTCTTGGTCAAGAAAGAGCCGCTGAAAATCAAATTTATTGTTTTGATATTAGTAAAAATAATACTAAATGGTCATATATGGCAGAAATTAAATCTGTTCCTGATTGGAAATGTATATCACCAAAACAAATTTCTATAATGATGTCTTCAAAAAATAATTCATTTGGATATGGATTGTGGATTCAAATTCCAAGAGTTAAAATTCCAATTCCAGTTGTTATATTATTCAGAGCATTAGGTGTAATTTCAGATAAAGAAATTTGTGAAAAAATAGTTTTAGATTTGAAAAATCCTTTATATGAAGTATTTGTCAAAGAATTCAAGGCTTCTATTATCGAAGGTAATAATTATCTAGACTATGAATCTGCTATGAAGTATATCACGAGTAATGTAATGTATACACCGATGAATATGGATAAAGAGCAAGGTGCTATCAAAAAACGCGAATTTGCGGAAGAAGTTTTGGAAAATGACTTATTTCCACATTGCCATAACAAAACCCAGAAAATTTATTTCCTTGGTTATATGATTTTTAAATTATTTAAATGTTATTTAAAATTGGCACCTGTTGATGATCGTGATTCATATATTAATAAACGCATTGATTTAACTGGAACACTTCTTAATAATTTATTTAGAAATTACTTGAATAAGTTAGTAAAAGATATGCAAAAATATATTGTAAGAGAAATTAATACAGGTTCATGGAAATCAAAAGAAGATTACAATAATATTATTAATTTAACAAATATTTATAAAATTATTAAATCTACAACAATTGAGAATGGCATTAAGCGAGCATTAGCGACTGGAGATTTTGGTATTAAACAAACAAATAGTAATAAAGTTGGTGTAGCCCAAGTTTTAAATCGGCTGACATATATTTCATCTCTAAGTCATTTGCGACGTATTAATACTCCAATTGATAAAAGTGGTAAATTGATTCCTCCTAGAAAATTACATAATAGTTCATGGGGATTTCTATGCTGCGCGGAGACCCCTGAAGGTGCTTCAGTTGGTATTGTAAAAAATTTAAGTTATATGTCAACAATTACAATTAATTCAAATAGCACACCATTACTTGATTGTGTAAATCTTGAAATAATTAAAATAGAAGATTGTAAAGATAATCTGGATAATTATGTAAAGGTATTTATTAATGGAGCTTGGATTGGTATAACTGATGAACCAGAAAAATTTTATTTATCTCTTAAAGATAAAAAATACAAAGGTATTATTAATATTTATACGAGTATAATTTTTGATTATAAAAATTGTGAAATTAGAGTATGTAATGACGGTGGGAGATTGATTAGACCAATATTAAAAGTGAAAAATAATAATGTTTTATATACTCCAGAAATTATTAATAAATTAGAAAAGCATGAATTAAGCTGGAATGATTTATTAATTGCTTGTAATATAGATGAATCGGTTATTGAATATATTGATCCATTAGAACAATCATTTAGTATGATTGCTATGAAAAAGAATGATTTAATTACTAGCAAGAAAAATAATATTATTTATAAATATACTCACTGTGAAATTCACGCAAGTTCTATTTTTGGAATATTAGCATCATGTATTCCATTTCCAGATCATAATCAATCGCCGAGAAATACTTACCAATCGGCGATGGGCAAACAAGCAATGGGTGTTTACGTAACAAATTATGAAAAACGCATGGATAAAACAGCATATGTATTATCATATCCAATGAGACCACTAGTAGATACACGAATTATGAATATCATTAATTTAAATAAAATTCCTTCAGGAGAAATGGTAATTGTAGCGATTGCTTCTCATACAGGTTATAATCAAGAAGATAGTATCTTATTTAATAAAGGTTCTCTAGATAGAGGATTATTTCAAGCAACTGTATATCATACAGAAAAAGATGAAGATAAAAAAATTCAAGGAGATGAAGAAATTAGATGTAAACCTGATCCAACTAAGACAAAAGGAATGAAATTTGCGAATTATGATAAAGTAGATCAAAATGGTGTAATTCCAGAAAATTCTCTAGTTGAAGACCGTGATATTATTATTTCAAAAATTCTTCCAATTAAAGAAAATAGAAATGACCATACTAAAGTAATTAAATATGAAGACCAAAGTAAAGTATATAGAACAAAAGAGGAAACGTATATTGACAAAAATTATATTGAAAGAAATGGAGATGGATATAATTTCTGTAAAGTTAGATTACGTATTGTAAGAAAACCAGTTATTGGAGATAAATTTTCAAGTCGCCACGGACAAAAAGGAACTATTGGAAATATTATTAATGAAGAAGACATGCCTTTTACAGCAGAAGGACTTAAACCAGATATTATTATTAATCCTCATGCGATTCCTAGTCGTATGACTATTGGTCAATTAAAAGAAACATTATTAGGAAAAGTATTACTTCAACTTGGACTATTTGGTGATGGAACAAGTTTTGAAGATTTAGATATTAAAGATATTTGTAAAGAACTACAAAAGAATGGTTATGAATCTAATGGTAATGATGTTTTATATGATGGTCTTACAGGAGAACAAATTGATAGTAATATTTTCATTGGTCCAGCATTTTATCAAAGATTAAAACATATGGTTAATGATAAGCAACATAGTAGAAGTATTGGTCCAATGGTTAATCTAACCCGTCAACCAGCTGAAGGGCGTTCAAGAGATGGTGGTCTTCGTTTTGGAGAGATGGAAAGAGATGCTATGGTAGCACATGGCGCTTCAAGATTTACAAAAGGACGTATGTATGATGCTTCAGATGCTTTCAAAGTAAATGTTTGTAAGAAATGTGGATTAATAGCGGCATACAACGATAAAACACATATTCACTATTGTAAAACATGTGAAAATAGAACAGACTTTAACTTAGTTCATATTCCATATTCTTGTAAATTATTATTCCAAGAACTAATGACAATGAATATTGCTCCAAGAATTATGACATAAAAATAATTCTTATTACAAAATAATTTAATTATTTATTAAATTAAACTAAAAATATTTTTTTACATTTTTATATTATATTAATATAGTATAAATGCGAAATATTACAATGACTATTCATACAAAACCTTTAGTATATAGAAATCAATCTAATAGTATAGGTTTAAGTGGTATGGCTGGTGTAACTAGTAGAGCAGATACTAAAGTTACTAATATAAATGGAGCTAATCCTCCAAAATTTTATCCATCAAGTCAAGGTTATTCCAATTATGCTAATTTAAGAAGAGTATATAAAAGTGATGCTGGTGGTGGTGAAAATTATTTTACATCATCGCAAGTTATGGAATTAAAAAAAATAAACGCAATTGGAAAGAGCAGTTTTGGAGATAATGTTCATGGATTCTCTCATGGATATATTGATAAATCTTTTACAAATACAACTTTAAGACGTGTTAGAAATGGTGGAACAGTTGCCCCTCCTAAAAAATCTTCATTAGATAACAAATTTCAAAGTGGTGGTTCTCGTATAACAAATGTTAGAAGAGATTTTAATAGAGTTGTTACACCATATATAAAATAAATACCATAAATAAAAATATAAAAATTTTATTAAAATCTTATATTTTTAATTAAATATAAATTAATTTAAATTTATTTCAAATTTATTTTTTTAAACACTTATTCGCAATTGACAAAAATAATATAATTAAGAGAGAAATATATATAACATTAATTAAATTTTTTACATAATCCATGTTATCATTTTCAATTTCCGTAACATTATTCGGTTGTTTTTTTCTATTTTCAAACGCCTCTCTACAAGGTGTATTTGTAACTGGATTAATTTTGTTTGGAAACCAACAAGGATTCATGTTTTTTATATCAGAAGTTAATACATGTTGTGTTTCTTGAGATACATTATTATTTACATCAATAGTTTCCATTTTAATATCTTGACATTCCGGACTATTACCTAACATAAATGCTTGAAAAACTCCAAGAGGATTTAATTGTGCTATATTACTCATTGTTCCAGGAAGTAAACCTTCGAATTCAGTAAAATTTACTCCCATACCAGAAGATATAAATGGTATTTCACCATCTGGAACATTATTTACATATATAAATCTATTTACTTGATTTCCGGTTTTTTTATCTGTACATTGAGCTCCAGTTTGTAAAAAATATTTATTTCCTAAAGCCTTTCCGGTCGATGAGGCAGCGCCACCTCCACTAACTAATAATTCAGTATAAGCAATAAGACCATTTATATTACTACCAATCGCATCTAGAGAACCATCTCCGGACATACCAATTTCTTTTGGTGTTTTTATAAATTTATAATATTTGTAATTAGGACCTAATATTTGTTCTTCCATACCAGATAAATCATTCATTATATTATCAAAAAAATTACTCATTATATTAATATATGTAAATAATTTTATTTGAATTTAATTCAATCCACTAATTTTTGGCGGTGGATCTTTAATAGTTTCCATATTTCTACCAGCTGTTCCAAATCCTTGGTTACCTATTTTATTTACCATATCTGTTACACTTTTTTGAAGTAAATTTAATCGACTATCCATTCCATCAACTTGTTTTTTTAAACCTTGTAATTTATTTACTTCTTTTGATAAAATATTAATTTGAGAAGCATTATTTATAGATAAAAATAAAGGATCTTTACTTAAACAAGAATTATTATTAGTATTTTCATTATTTTTATTATTATCAGTATTTTTATTATTTTCTAAATTTTCTATAGTTGTAAAATAATTATTATATAAAATAACTAATAATACTAAAGCTAATAATATTAAAATACAATTCATTATATAATATTATTATTTATTATTTTCTATAATAATATTATAATGAATTTCAAAAAACCATATAGTAGTTATAAATGGCAATTTCAACCATATGTATCATGGAAAGGTAAATCAACTACATCAATTATACCAATTAATTCTAGACCAAATACTAATCAAACTAGTCGCGCAGCTCATAGTGCAGGTAATAATCCTATTTATGTAGATGAAGCAAATGATTATAGTAGTGCTTTTGGAACAGCCCGACCTTTAAAACATTATAGAAAACAATTAAAGCCTCCTAGAAAAGATAGTGCTAAAAGTGTAGGTCGGGATCAATCTATGATAGATTTACCAGGAAGCAGTGTTTATTTAGGAACTAATTCAGATGATTGCTCAAAATGTAAAGATGAAGATAATAGCATAATAGGGTCAATAAAAGAAAATATTTTGAGAGAAAATAATGATATTAAAGAACATATTCATAAAGATGACAAATTTTTAAATCCATGTAATGAAAGACCAGTTTGTCAAAGTTGTAATGTACCTAATAATAGAATTCGAAGTGCTGTTACTCTTTTAGATAAAAAATATTATTCTGATACAAAAAATTATTTAAAAAGTAGAGTTAAAACATATGAACAAAATTTAAATTTATCGAAAAATAAATTTGTTCAATACGAAGATAAAGAAGGTAATCCTATATATCCAACTAATAATTTTTATTCATGGCAAGGATTACTTAATGATAAATATGGTTTAGATGGTAAAGCAATTGCTCCTCAACAATTTGTATCAACAAATTTTATACAAAAAGGATGTAATAATGAATGTAATGAAGGTTATACCAAGAAAACAATTATATATAAACCAAGTAATCAAAACTTTTCTCAACAAGGAGCTGTATCTTCTGGATTAAGAACACTAAACGCAAAAGTAAATAATATCAATAAAAATGCTAATTCATTTTATACAGCTTGGGGTAGAGAAGGTGCTAATGCTGGTAAATATAGTTCAAATGTAAATTCACCAATTTTCTTAAAATCAAGATATCAAGCATGTATACCAAATATAAGACGAAGAGTTATATGGAATTCTGGCACTGGTAGGCAACCTAAAGGTGGAAGTGGAAATCATACTCTTTGCTTTCATACTCCACAAAGTTCTATTATACCATCTACAAATGGAGACACTATTAGTAATGTATCCGGAACTGGAACAGGAAGACACATTCCAAAACAACAAATATTTAGATAATTTTTTTTTATAATATTTTAATTAAATAAATCAAAAAACAATATTATCATTTATCCATTTTTTTATCTGACAATTTATAGGATTTAATATGCTATTAATTCCACCAATATATTCGTTGTAATTTTGAGGATTTTTTTCTAATAAAATTAATGTACTATAAATTATATTATACTCTTGAATAGTATATAGTTTCGTTATATTTACGAAAACATCATCTATATCTTTTGTATCACTTATAAATGATGAATTCATATTATTAATTAAATTACTCAAATCATTATTATTTGTATTATTATTATTATTATTATTATTATTATTTGAATTTACAATTAAATTATTAGAATTACTTTGAACAATAGCATTAGAATTTTCATCTATATTATTTGTATTATTTGTATTATTGCTACTTGGGTTATTGATATTAGTATTAAGATAATTATTTGTATTAGTATTTGTATTTGAATTTAAATCGCTTTCTAAAAACATTTTATACATTCTTAAAGTATGTAATAATGCTGGATTATCTACTTGATTATATGTTACAATTAAATTATCAATTCCTTTAATACATAATTTTTTCAATAAATTAAATAAACTATTATTTTGAATTTCTGGCATATTTTTATAAAACTTATTAAATCTTACAACAGCATTAAATAAATAAAATAAATCATCTTTTGAATCATTATAATAAGCTCTAGATAATGGTTGACTCCACCCTGCTGCTTGTATATATAATAAGTTATTATGTATATTTAATTTGCTTCCAATAGGATAAAATCCTAAAAATGATATTTGTATCATTGCTTGTAGTGGTTCTAAAATAATTTCAAAACGTTCTTTACGTTTTCCTTTTGAAAACATATTATAGGCAGTCATCATAGAATACATTTATTATTATAATATTTATAATTAAAATGCTTTTATTAATTTTATTTATAATTATTTATAAATAAAATATTTTATTTAATTATAATGATTCGTTATATTTATAAATCTTTTAATAATTTTTTTTTTAAAGAATCAATTCCTAACTTGGGACGCTGGTGTAATAAAAGTATTCCTACTTGTAATGATAAAGTTATAGAGAGAAAAATGACTATGGCTATTATGGATAATGATATGGGATTAAGTAATTTAAAATTTGATAATAATAAAAAAATTTCTATTAATAACAAAAAAATGAGTATACAAGAATATATTAACTATTATTATTTTCTCTAAATATTCATTTCCATAGAATAACGAACAAGGAAAGTAAATACTAACGCATGTAATAAATATCCTATTATAGTAGGACATCCACTTTTATCAGATATTTTTCCTATTAAATTACCTAAAATACTTTGTGTTAATCTAAATATTGTTGGATTAAATAAAATAACAACTAAAAATGTTCCTATTAAAGAAAATTTCCATTTTTCTAAATTATTTGGTTCTAATTCTTCTCTACACTTTTCACAATTTACTTTATTATCAGACATTATATAATATTATAGAATAATAATATTATATAAATTATATTTAAACATTAACTTTATATGTTGATTTATATGCTTTAATTATTGTTAAACTTACATCATCAGTTATAATATTATTTAATAAATCTTTTGATGGATTATTTAAAAATTTAACTGTTAGGGCATTTCCATTTCCAGATTCCTGGTAATATATATATCCAGTTATTAAAAAAGTTACATTATAAGTTTTATTATTATACATAAAGGTAATTGCGTAAGTATTACTAACAACTTGTTTATTATAACAATTTGTATCGCTTCCATTTCCTGAACCTGAATTATAACATTTAGTTATAAAACCATAATTCGCATTGCCACCAAAATTAGAAGTAGTACTCCAGTAATCTATAAAATATTTATTATTAAAAGAATAAAAATATATTACTAGAGGATCTTTTATTTTTTCTGGTGTATCTTGACTATATATTAATTCAAATTGCGATGGATGTCTTATATTTTTATGATTTACTCCACATAATATTTTATTTTTATTTACACCATCAGCTCCTGGAGCAAACATATATGAATTTCCTGGAACACCACCAGCGCCAATACCACCTAGTTGATTCATACAAAAAACAACATGTCTATTACATGGACATACAACATTACGATTTCTAAATGCCACATGTGACCACGTATTTAAGTTAGTTGATGAAGGTATGCCTTGTTTTTTAGAACCTCAGTGGGTAGGTTTATTCATAATTTTTGTAGAACCAGTAATAGCTCGGATATTTGACATTTTTATATATATCCTAAATTTTTTTTTTATTATATATGATATAGTAATAATAGTGTTATATAAAATTTTTGTAATATGGTATTTTGTATTTTATACACCATTGAAGACATTTTTGTATATTATTATTCTTGATATTTTCTAATTTATCATCTTTGCTATTATTATTAATTAAATTAATAGTTGATATAATATTCTCTATTTGTTGTTGTCCAATAATTGCATTATATTCTTCTAATTTATTTAAAAAAAAGTAAGGAATGTTTATATTTAATATTCTTTTTAAAAAATTTTCGTCATTGTTAATATCACTATAATTCAAAATAATTTTATCTAATATACTTTTCACATTAATAGATTTAAATTTTTTACATACAATATATTTTTCCGAATTAGCATATCGACTAGTAAATGGTTTAACAATATAAATCTTTTCATAACATAATGATAATAAATAAATTAAATCGACAGATGCTTCAGTAAATAAATCAAAAAATTTTAAAATAAATATACCTCCTTCTTTTTGCATTGAAATAGCGAAGCATATTTGATATAAAATTAATTTGGTTGATACAATCTCTTGTTTATTAAAATCAACAGAAAAATCAAAACCACCATCACCAGTTATAATATCAATTGAATTTTTATATTTTTCATAACAATATTTTAAATTTTCAACATCAGATAAATCCCCATTTTTATTTATACCATATTCTATTTTAACATTAGGATTTTTATTTAAAAAATGCTGACTTTTTTTCCATCCAGGTATATTAACATCATCATTTATTAAGGTCATACCATAATACATATCATTACTATTATTTCTCAACCATAATAAAGCTTCTATAAACCCACCTGGTCCCTCGGCTAAATGAAAACTAGTAATATTTTGTATTGTAATATCATTCAATATATCTAATAAATGAAAAATTTCTATTAATTTAAAAAATGATCGTGATAAAGGTTTAAGTTTAGATACAGAAGATTTATAATGTGGAATTATACTATGTATATATTCATACGGATTTGTATATTTTTTATATGAATCCCATTCAGAATAATATATATCTATTTGTTTTTTAGCATAATTAATATAATTATGTAATGATTTATTTATATAAATATCAATATTATCTACATCTTTAGTATATGTAAATGAAATATTATTTATATTTACATTATTACTATTACTTGGTAATAAATAAAAACTCATACGCTAATTATATAAATAAATTTATATTTATATAATTTTATAATTAAAGGTTATAATTTATGATTCTAATTTTAATTTTTTAATTTTTTTTGGTTTAGTTTTTTTCTCTTCTTTCTGTATTTCTTTATTTGTTTCTTCAATTACTTTTTTAGATTTTAAACTTTCAACAAATTCTTCTTTTTTCTCTTCGGGAGTTTCTTTCGTTAAAATGTTATTAGCATCAACAACGTCAATATTTCTAACTTTTTTATAAATAAAATAGTTATTAGTGAAAGATACTATTTTTTCTTCATCGCTCATTTTCGAAGCATTACCATAATTATTTTTTGCTCGTGGATTTCTCTCAATATCCTCTAACATTTTGTTATATAAAATTTCAAATGAACCAACAGATGATGGAAAATTAATTCTTTTCAGTTCATCATCTGTTAATTTGGCAAATCCATAATCTTCCATTAATTGATCTAAATAATCAAAATTTACAAGATATTCTTTAAAAACTTTATTAATAGATTCTTGATATACTTCAATACCATAACCAATGCAGCTTATATTATTATCAAAAGTTCCTCTATCATATTTTTTTGTAATTTCAGTAATTTTTTTATCATCTTTCATAAGAGTATAACTTTCATTTTCTTTCTTATCTTTAAGCAATTCAAATATTTTTTTACCATCAAAACAAGTTCCTATTACAATTCCATTTATCGCAGTGCATTGAGATAAATTAGTTAAGAAATTTTGTAATGTATTATTATTTTCAAACATATAATGTAAGGCAAATTGTATTGAGCTTACATTAAATCCTCCTTCTCCTTTTCCATAAATATTATATACACCTTTACCTAATAATTTCTCATCTTTTGGACCATTACCAAAAACAGCTTCTGTAATTTGCTTACCTTTATCTGTAAATTGCGCATCTAATTTGCGAATATTTAATCCAGCATTGCCTTGGATAAACATTACTTTTGGTAAAACCTTAAATTTTTTCTTGTAATTAATATAGCGAGCACAAGCACCATCTAATTTATTTTCAATGTTATCTCTTGAAATATCTAATCCAAATACAAATGAAAGATTCGCATAAATCCATTTTGGTAAATCACCACCTTTTCCCATGGCATAATCTATTAGTGTGTCACCTTTTTTTGAAATAGAATTTACTAATATATTTTTCACATATAAATTATGAAAATCACGTAATGGTCTAGTAATTGAAACCCCTTCAACTTTATTATAATAAATATCATCATCTCCTAATTCATTTTCAATATTTTTACCAGTTGAAATCATTTTTGTTGTAATTGGATTATGAATACTATGCCAGTTACTATTAGCTACATGATATGCGTTACCAAAATTCTTATTACCTGCTCTAAAATCGGCTGTTTTATCATAACGGACTCTTAATGGAACCCATCTCCATTGTTTTTCTTTTGTAATATCATATCTAAATTCAACAATCATATTATCTTCTATAATTTCATTTTCTTCTGTAAACATTTGTTTTACATTTAAATTATCATATGATAGTAAAACATTACAAACGCCAGCATCATTATCATAAGGATTAGTTGGAAAGAATTGAACTGGTTTATATGAATCTTCTTCATCTATATTTGAATTACTTGGAAATACATCTTCAATTATATTAACACATGGATTTATATAACCATGTTTTTTAATATCAAAACCAACCCGTAATATTAATGTTTTATATTGATTAATTTGATTATTAGTTAAAAGATTTGTTCCTGATTGGAAAATATTACCTACAGATTCTTGACCATTAGGCATTTTCTTTGTTGTAACTAAAAAGTCAATTGTGTTATATATCGCTGGTTTCCATTTGAACGAATAATCCCAAGTAATCTTATGTGATTTTGCCTCTTCTCCTATTTTATCACTACCAACACCTTTATCCATTGGAGTAAAAATTAAACCATCAGTATTATACTCATAAAAATCATTATTAACTTGAGATAATATTGTATTACATCCTACAAATATAGATTGTTTTTCACTTTCAGAATAGAATTTCTTATTTTCTATTCTAATAGGTGGTAAACTATTTTTACTTCCAAATAAGATCGATTCTAACCCTTTCAAAAATTTATTTAATAATGGTAATCTAAAATTTATTTGAATATCTTCAATTGTAAGTGGAGTAAAACCTAGACTTCTAACATCTTTATTATTAATAAAATAAATATCAAATGCTGCATATAAATTAATAAATTGTCCTTTCTTATTATATAAAATATGTTCTCCATCTAAAATACTTTCATATAAATCCTTGTTTTTTGTTTCTGCGCCAGTAAATTGAATATTCATATTTGTTGTAATTAAATATATTTTTCCTTTATTATTAATAAATAAGAGTTTTCTATCACCATCAGCCTTATCTGTTACTGTATACATATTTCTAATATTAGGAATTTTAGCATCATCATTCTTTTCACTAATATTATTCATTTGTAAAGTATAAGAGCTAGGTCCAATAAAATCGCGAGTTTGTATATTTTTTCCATATTTACTATCTTTTTTAATAATTTTTAAATAATCGCTCCCAACATCGTTTTGTTCATCATAAGAAATTGGAAATTTAGTTTCTTGTAATCCAGATAGAATAATTTTTATTAATTTTTTAATTTTACCATCTAATTGTTTAAAATCGGTTGAATCATTAATTTTATCATTATCTAGTTCAATCTCAATTTCATATTTTTCACTCCCATCAAATATATTACTTTCTTTGATATTATAAAATTTGGTTTTACTTTCTTTTACAATACTCAAATCAATATTAACTGGATAATCCGGATGATTAAATGTGAATCTTTTTATTAATCTGTAAAATTTTTTTACATTTTTTAATTCGCCGAGAATACTATTTATTTCATCGGTTGATGTAATCATTTCTTCATTTTGATATGATGCTCTAAAATTAAAATTATCAATATTTGCTGGATTATTTACACTTTCATCTTCTATTAAATCTTTTGTCATGAAACTAACATCTGTATATATATTGCCATTTTCATCAATAATATTATTACTTTGACAATATTTTTGTATATTAGTTAAGCCATTTATTTGAATACGTAATTTTTTATCTGATAAATCAGGATTTATATTCAAATAATGTCTGCCAACATCATCAAATGTAAAATTCATTGATTTTAGTATTTTAATAACATTATCATAGTTAATTTTATTAATATTTTGAATATTTTTTATTTTACGAGTTCCAAATCTGATTTCAAATTCAGGACTATTATTTTCGTCAAATTCATTTTTAGTATCTAAATATAATTTTAATAATTTACTTAAATTATCTAATGAATTTGTCATATATTATAAAGTAATATTAATATTTATATAGTATTAATATTATCAATTTTATATTTTATTTATTAAAATTTTATATTTTCATATACATTTCTTGTATTATATATATATCTATATGTGGTGGTTTTACAATCCATTCAATATTATAACAAGTGGAAGGCATGTTATAATTAATACTTTTTAATCTAAATTGAAATGTTAATAAACTATTTATTATCCTATTATCATTATGCAAATAATATCCTAATATTATATATTCTTTACCAATTAAATCCTGTGGAGATTTTTTACCTTCTTCATTTATTAAATAAAATTGGTTTAAAAATTCACCACTTATATTACTTTGTGTATTAGTACTAACACTATTAATACCATTAACGCTATAAAAACCGATAAAAGCATAATTTTCACTTGTAGTCTCATAATTATTAATGGTAAATAAATTTAACTTTGTTTTATATATTAATTCAAATTGCGATGGGTTTAATATATTTTTGTGATTTACTCCACATAATATTTTATTTTTATTTACACCATCAGCTCCTGGAGCAAACATATATGAATTTCCTGGAACACCACCAGCACCAATACCACCTAATTGATTCATACAAAATACATGATGTCTATGACACGGACATACAACATTACGATTCCTAAATGCTACATGTGACCACATACTTAAATTAGTAGATGAAGGTATACCTTGTTTTTTAGAACCACCGCCTTGATTGCGGTGAACAATTTTCGAAGAACCAGTAATAGCCTTATAATTAGACATAATTTATATATAAATATAATATTAAAATTTTTCAGATATTTTTTGATATAAATCTTTTTTATTTTTATTTTTAATATCATCATCTATTATTTGTAATTTTTTAGCCATTAATTCTAATTCTTTTATTGTATAACCAGAAATAGCCTTTAATGGTTTATTAATATTTTCTATACAATAATAATTATTTCTATAATAATCTAAATCTTTTTTAATGATTAATAATGAATCTTTATCATTTACATTGCTAATTACATAAATATCATTAGTATTATCAAGTGAATCATTATTTATTTCATAATATTTGTTATTAAACGTATAAATTAAATTAATTTTATATAAAATGCATAATGCCACTAGTGTTTTTAGTGTAATTTTTCTCTCATTTAATAAATCATTTTCAATTGAAGATAAAGTTAATTTATATGGTTTCAAATCATTTTTATTTTTTCGTAATTTTTCAATACAATCGATTTTAAATTCTTTTTCAATTCTAAAATTCTCATTTTCATCCCAAGATTCATTAATTATTTTATAAAAACACCAAAATAATTTATCATTAGAATACGGAACATAATATTCACTTTTTTCTTTGGAAATATTATCTCTATTGTTATATTTTTCATTTTTCTTATTGTAATTTTTCATATTTTCATTATTATTATGTAAAAAATTACAATAATTTTTATTAATATTATCTTGAGTTAACATATAATTTTTATAATCTTCAATTTGTAGCATTTATACTTATACTTGTTGATTTTTCTTTATTTTCTTTATATAATTTATTTTTTTCCTTAAAAAACTCATTTTCTATATTGATTTTTTCTTCTTCAATACTAATTAAATGTTCTTGTTGAATATTTACATATGTAATGTATTCATTTAATTTATTATATAATGATTCTGATAAATCAACTAAATTAATAAAAACGCCATTATTATTTTCGTTTATCATATTTGAATTTTCTTCATTAAAAATTTTTAAAATTTCTATTTGATGAAATTTATTTAAGGTTTCGATATTTGTTTTTAATGTTATAATTAAATCGGTATCAACTGTTGTCATATATTGTAAAATAAAAAAATTATTTTATATTCTTTTTACAATTTTATAAATGATTATTTGATCTATTTTAATATCTTATCCTAATTATTCTAGTTCTTCAGGTTTTTCTTCAGGTTTTTCTTCTGGTTTTTCTTCTGGTTCTTCTTTTGGTTTTTCTTCTGGTTCTTCTTTTGGTTCTTCTTTTGGTTCTTCTTTTGGTTCTTCTTTTTCATCTTTTAAAATCAGTTTTGGTAGTTTCTTTTTAGGTTTTGGTTGTAATTGTAAAATATTTTCATGATCATCAACTAAACTACCAATAATACTAATATATTTATCATTTAATTCAAATCTTTGACCAATTACTTTTACTTTAATATTATCATTTTCTTTAACAGAATTGAAATATGAAGACATATAATTATGATCTCTTGCTACAAAAATTAATAATGGATTATTTTCTTTTGTAATTAAAGCTCTAATACCAGCTTTTGTAATATTTTCAGCAAAACAATTAATTATCATTCCTTCTACTGGATTACAAACATAACATTCTAATACTACATTGAAAACAACTTTATCAGTCATAACTAATCCACTTGAATAATTTTGAACTTTTACAGAACCTGGTTTGACATATCCTTGAATAATACATTTTCCTTCTACTTCACTAGCAATTATTCTTTCTAAAGTTTCTTTCATATTTTTTCCTATATTAGTTATAGAAATACATACCTGTCTTGAAAATAAAGATTTACTATATATTTCATTACTTTCTTTTACTTTTATTTTGGTAATTTTTTTCTTAGGGCGAATTTTAGTTTCTATTTTTTCCATTATATTATGATAATATTTATTATAATATAATTCTTAAATTATATTTCAATTATTTTTAAAATTCTACTTTTTCTATATTATTTAAAATTGCATCATCACTATCTAAAAACCATATTTTATCATCTTTTTTAATATAATTATAATATCTTAATAATAATTCTTGTAATATACATAAATATTTTGAATTATATTTTTTTGTATTTTCATTATTATATTTTGATTCTCCTTCTATTATATTTAATATTTTTATAATATCACCTTTACCCGATTGATCGCATCTAGCTCCTTTATTACGTTTTTTATCTAGTTGTTTTACTTTATATACCATATAATCCTTTTTAAAATTGGTTATAAAACCAACAACTACATTATAATTTTTAACTGGAATAATTTTTTTAGATATTTCACTTTTAAGATCAATATAATCTTCTGGTTCACTCAAAAACCAGTTATTATTTTTTAGAATTAATAATTGTTGATTACCTTGATTTTGTAATATTATACCTGTAAGTTTTTTATTTTTTATTATTCTATTATCGAAAAAATCTTTAATTTTCTTTTCAAACTCACTTAATTTATCTTCTCTCAAGTATAAATAATTCAATAATATAAATTTATCATTAAAAACTAGGAAATCTACAATATGATCTATAATAAATTCATGTAATAATTTAATATTTATTTCTCTCTTTGATAATTCATTTATAACTAATGAAGCTATTTTATACCAATCGTCTTCTCCTCTTTCAATAAATACATCTAAAATAGCCTTTTCATAATTATTTTTCATTTCCATTAATAATTCATTTGCTTTTTCATCATAAATTTCTTCATCTTTTACTTCTTTTTCATCAAAGTCCTCTTTCTCTCTTACATCTTTTTCTTTTTTATCCTTTTTACTACTTTTTTTAATAATTTTTATAACATCAATATCATCTTGAGATAAATTTTTAGATTTCAAATTAATAGATAATTTATTATGTTTATATGGAATTGGAACTTTTCTCTCATAAAGTGTAATATTTGAATCTTTTAATTCTATTGGTTCAAATAAATATAAATCATCTATATTTACCAAATGCCCTAATCTATCATATTTATCAGTAATAAATTCTGTTTTATCATCTACTAATTGTGTAAGCGCACTATATATTTGAACTAATGGATAATTTTTTATAACATTGATTTCATTTATTAGCGTTTTCTTATCAATATAAAAATGCTCTTTCATTATATTTCGTATTCTTTGTTTAATTTTTTCATTATTTGAATTAATAAAATTTTCCCCATAAGATAATAAATTGATATCACCAATTTCTGAAACAGGTTTACATTTATAAATACAATTTTCCATATAATCACATATTGAACTGTAAGGTTTATCACCAACTTTATAATCAATTAATTTACCATTAGATAATTCTTGTTTTATTATTTGATCTAACATAGTTTCGGTAAAATTTGTTTGTTCAATATTAAGTAGACAATCAACTGAAACCTCTTTTAATATTCTTGTTATAATTCCTATTTGTTTTGCTTTTAATTCAGCTAATCTATAAATATATAAATCAGCAGCTTCTTCCTGATTATTTTCAAGAATAGTCCCATATAAAAAGATTTGAACATTTCGTTTTGATAAAGGTAAATTTTTATGACTACATTGTCTTACAGCTCTACCTATAATTTGTTCAGGTCTATTCATATTATACCATGGTTCTAATATATGAACTTGTCTAATAAATTTAAAATCAATACCCTCAGAACCAGCTTGAGATATTAATATTACTTTTACTTTATCACCATTAATATTATCAAGATTAGTAGCTGCTTCTATATCTAATTCATTATTTGGAGACAATAATTTATCACCACTAATAATAATATATTTTGCTGGAATAGTATCCTTTTCTTTACTTATTTGATAAGTTTTCAAATCTAAAGGATATTCAGTTGGTATTTTTTCAAATAAAGATTTAACTTCTCCATATCTTTGGAAACCCATTTCTTCAAGTGCTAAAGCAATTGGGACTAAGCCTCCATCTAAATATTGAGAATATATTAATACTACACCTTCGGAATTTATTATATTTTTACATATAGAATCTATTTTTGAACTATAATTTTTTATTTTTTCTTGAGAGAATATTCTTCCATATTTTTCAAGAGCTTCTTTCTTATATTCAAAATTGCTTCTAAAAGGAGGATTTGTCGATTCTTTATAAGTCATAATGTTATTTAATCCTTGTTTACCAACTAGTTCTTTAATATTAAAATTTTCAGATGTTCCATTAATATAATTATCAAATTTTTCACTAGGATAGATAATATTTAAAGCTTCAATCGGTCTTTGTAATAAAGTATAACCAAAAGATTCCATATTTTCAAAATTAGGTAAATCATCTTTACCTTTTACTTCTGTTTTTAAATAATTTATAATAGCATCATAACCCATATTTTGATATGAGCCACAATTAATCAAATATAACGATAATATATCAATACTTTCTATAATACGTTTGCCATTCAATTGTATTATAGGATAATTTTTACCAACAAATGTATTATCAGGAGAGAAAATAGATGGCCAAATTCTATATGGAAATGTATATGGATTTTCTCCTCTTACAAATGATATATATCCAATTGCTTTTCTCTCTAATAATTCTTTACCAACTTCTTTACCTTCTTCATTAATTTTGAAATTTCCATTACTATCAAAAACATTTTTTAGTTCAATAGTGCTTCTATTATCATTCATATTCATTAAATTTAATAACCATATTATCTCTTTATAAGAGTTATATAATGGTGTAGCAGAGAGAAGAAGTAATCGAATATTTTTTACATATTTAACCAAAGTAGTTAATTCTTGAGCAACACGTTTATCTTTATTATCATCTGTAATTCTAATATTATGAACTTCATCTATTATAACTAATCGATTTGCAAAAATTTTCTCTAATTGTATTTTTTTAATATTTTCTATTTTATTAACATCAGTCATATCTTGTGGTATTTTAGTGCTTTTTTGTATATAATTAGCAAATTCAGTATATCCTAAAAATAAATATGAATTATTTATTATTCTTTTAATTTGTAATATTACTTTCTCTCTAGGTAATCCTTTCATATTCATAGGATTAATTTCTTTTAATAATCTTTGACCAACACAACTTCTAATATTCCAATATCCATCTACCAATTTCAATTTATTTTTATCAAATAACTGAAGTTTAAAGTTATCTTGAACATTTTGCGATGCTACAACTATTATCCGTTGAGTTATACCAAGTTGCTTTAAAAAATCACGCATTTCTTCAGCCACACCTATAGCTGAACATGTTTTACCAGAACCTAAACCATGATATAATAATAAACTATTATAAGGTGTTTGTAATGATAAAAAATTACGTATAAATTGTTGATGAGGTGCTAATTCAAATTCCGCATTACATAATATATCTGCTTGTTTTTCAATGTCTGCTATTTTTCCATCATATTTTGTATCATTAAATTCCTTTTTTTCAGCTATTTTTTTTGAAAATTCTGGATCATTTAAAGTAGGATATAAATGTTTATAAGTATTTAATTCTTCTTCATTATCATTTATTTTTTTCCATTCATTATATTCTTCTATTTCTTTTTTATTTAATTCTTCATTATTTAATTTTTGATTATTTATTTTTATAGTTTTCTTGGAAGACATAATTATATATTATGTATATAATGTATATTTTTTTAATATATTGTCAACTTTCTTTAATATATCTTTTTTTTCTAAATTATATGGTCTTATTCTCTCCAAACATTCTTCATAAGAAAACCATTTAACTTCACTAACTTCACTTTCTTGAAAATTAAATTTTGGTTTATTTGAAATATCTAAATAACCAAGATAATATTTATGTTTATAAGATTTATAATTTGAACCTGTAAAAATTTCTTCAACTGGTATAATATTTTCTAGTAAATATATATCATTTTTATTATAACCTGTTTCTTCTTCAAATTCGCGCATAGCACAATCATAGTCCTTCTCTTGATAATTGCGTCGACCCTTTGGAAAACCCCATTCTGGTTCTTTATAATTATCTGTAATTTTATCTATTAATTCTGATAAATTATAACTATTATTGTTTATAGTTATACCTAATTTTAACAATTTAAATTTTTCTTTAGATATTTTTTCTTCATTTCTATATTGTGTTCCAACATAATCACCCCATAATTCATTCCATAATTCATCAAATTCTTTAGTTTTTATTTTAATACATTCATCATAAGTCATTTCTGATAATAAATTAATAATATAATCTTTATTAAAAATAGGATATTTACCTCTCATAAAATCTACATATCCCAAACTATCTTTTCTTTTTATTAATAAATATTCTAATTTCTGATTATTTTTTCTAAAACAAATAATTCCTATACTAGTTATAGGATTTTTACATTGGTGAAATAAATGCCCAATTCGTCCACAGTTATTACAAAAATTAGTGTTTTTAAAAGTTTTTGTAGTCATCAAACGTTATTAGTTATTTAATTTATATTTTTATATCATTTATTTTTATGAGTTTAGATCCAAAAATATGGGGGCCTCATTATTGGTTTGTATTACATACTATTGCTCTTACATATCCTTTAACTCCTAATGAAACTACTAAAAAAAAATATTATGATTTTTTTCATAATTTACCATTGTTAATGCCTATTCATGATATTGGCAATTCTTTTAGTAATTTACTAGATAACTATCCAGTTACTCCTTATTTAGACTCTAGAGAATCATTAATTAAATGGGTTCATTTTATCCATAACAAAATAAATTTTTCACTAGGTATAAAAGAAATTACTTTAGAAGAATCATTATCTAAATATTATGATAATTATAAACCAAAAGAGGAAATAATATATAATGACATGAAACAGAAGCAAAAATATATATATTTCGCATTACTTTTAATTTTAATAGCTGGATGTTTTCATCTTTATAAAAAATAATTATATTAAAATCTATATTTATATTAATAATGAGAGTTAAAAATGGTGGTCAAGTTATAGGAGCCGGAGGTTATGGATGCGTTTTTAAACCAGCATTAAAATGTGAAGGTAGCAATAATAGAACAACTGGCATAAGTAAAATGTTATCAAATAAAGATGCTGATACAGAATGGAAAGAAATATCAAATGTTAAAAACATAATAATAAAAATACCAAATAATGATAGATATTTTTTATTAGGCGATATGAATATATGTAAACCAAATTTATTAAGTGAAGATGACAAAAAAAATATGGAAATATGTAATTCATTATCTAGAATTGGTTTAAACGCAAAAAATATAAATAATAATTTGAGTAAAGTCAAAATTATTAATATGCCTGACGGTGGTAAAGATATTCATGAAATAATTTCTAAAAATAATGTTAAATTTGAAACATTAAATGCTTCTTTAATTGATTTATTAAAAAATGGAATAATTCCTATGAATAATTTAGGTTTGTTTCATAATGATTTAAAAGGTGAAAATATTCTTTATAAAGATGAACATAGTAGAATAATAGATTGGGGATTGGCTTCAATACAAAAAGGCAATAAAATTCCTTCTATAATTACTGATAGAGTAGTTCAGTTTAATTTACCATATTCAAATATTTTATTTAATAATTACTTTAAAAAATGGTATCCAAATCAAATACGTATTAATAATATATATAAAAATAGTCCTTTTGTAATGGAACAATTAGAACTACTTGCTATAAACTGGTTTGAAATATGGAAAGAAATGGGTGGAGAAGGACATATTACATATATAAATAATTATATTATTCTTCCAATATTTGCTAATTATGGAATAACAATTAAAAAAAACGATAATTTAATTTTATTATTTTTCTCAAAATATATTGCGAAAATTCTTTATGAATTTACTGATTTTGATGCTTCTATACCAATGTTTAAAGATGAAGATTATTATAATAATGTATATAAGCATAATTGTGATGTATGGGGGTTTATAATGAGTTATTCTCCTCTTATTAGAAATAATTATTTTAGAAATCAAACTAAGAGCGCTTTATCATTAAAATATTATATTAAAAATACTTGTGATTTATTACTCAAATATTGTTTTAATAATTATTATTCGGCAAGAAAAATAAATATTAATGAATTGGTTAATGATTTAGAAAATATTCAAACTGTCGGTTATAATATTCTTGATAATAATGAGGTTGTTCAAATACTAACAAGTAGTTCTAATGGAAAACCTGAAAATGAAAAAATAGAAAAACCAAAAATAGAAAAAAGTGTTAAAAAAACGGAAAAGAAAATTAAAATATCTCCTAAGAGAGAATCTTCTAAACAAAAATCACTAACTAAAAAAGTTTCTTCTAAAAAGAAGAGAAAACGTTGTCCCAATGGAACAAGAAAAAATAGTAAAGGTGAATGTATTCCTTACAAAAAATAATTATAAATAAAATATTAATAATTATTATAAAATGAAATTTGAATTATTAATATTTGGTATAACAGCTTTTTTTATAATAAATATTTACCATGATGGAAAATATATTCAAATACTTAAAACATGGAAAAAATATTATCAAATGATTGGAATTGGGTTTATAGGTCTTTCTCTCTACTTATTTATTAAAAAATATCCTCAATACACAAGAAATTTATTTACACATGCAAATAGTTTTATTAAATATATGCCAATTGATAAAGACTCAGCTGATATGATTACCCCATTTTTAACAGCAGGTAATATATATTCAAATTTAAATAACCAAAATTATAATACACCTCAGCAAAAAAGAATGATTAATTCAGGGGGAAATAGTAATAAAAGAAGTGTTGGAGAGACAAAGAAAAAATATGTAGCATCACAACAAAATTGGAAATGTGCCCATTGTCAAAATCAATTAGAAGCATGGTATGATGTAGATCATAAAGTAAGATTAGAATATGGTGGTTCTAATCATATAAGTAATTTAGAAGCATTATGTAAAAATTGTCATGGTAAAAAAACAGCTATGGAAAATATGTTGTAATTTATTTAAAATCCAATAATTTATATTTTAAATAAATTGTCTAAATGTTATACCCAATCGCTGATTTAAGGCATTTGATTCAGAAATCTTTTGAATACCATGTCTGTAATTTTTTTGAAAATTACCACCCATCGTAATAATTAATCCATTATATAATTCAACTTTAATAAAATTATTATTTTGATTATTATTTTTAGAAACTATACTAAAATATCTATTTTTATTATTATTTTTATTAACAGTTAATATAGAAATTTCATAATTATTAATCATATTATCATCCCAATCGCTATGTAGCGCGATACTATCATGTTCTCTCTCATAGTAATTAATAACAACCTGATTATATCTATTATCAATTCTTTTAAAAAACTGATAAATTGGATTAAATATATTTGGAAGTTTTTCTTCTACTTCTTTTTTTTCATATCCGGAAAACATATAGCTTTTATTAATATAATTTGGAATTTTTGGTGTATTTAAATAACTTTTAAACCAACGATTTGTTATAATTTCATTATATTTAGGATTTGTAATATTTTTATTATAAACCAGAACTTTACTTTTATCTGGACTTTTTATTAATTCAGTCATTTTATTATAATTATAAAATGAATAATTTAAATATACATCTGGTAATTTTGTAAATTTTATATAACTACTATTATCTAAAAATAATTCTTTATTATAAATAATATTACTACTATTATAAATATTATAAATATTATAAGTCGTATTATATAACATGTCTACGCTTATATTATAATTATATTTTATATTAATAATGGTTGTCAATTTTATAATATATAAAATATTTATTTATTATAGAAATGGAAATTAAAAAGAAACATTTATTAACATTTTTATTTACAGGATTAATTATTTATACAATTACAGCCTTTTTTCTTTATTCTTATAACCCATTTAAATTAGATGAAAAATATGATATTCCTATGAATATTATATTAATAATATTTGGATTTATTATATTATCATTATTTATTTTTTTTCAATTAAAATTAAATGAATTTAATGATTATAAAAAATTATTCAAAATAACATTTTCATTTATTTTAATTTTATTGTTATTACTTGGAAGTATTTATTTAATAATTGTTCTTGTCCAAAATCCTACAATGAATGTATTTTTTAGTATATTTACAAGAATATTAGAAATATTAATAGTTTTATTTACTTTATCATTTTTATATAGATTATTTTCTTCATCATTACCTGGAATTGAAAAAAATTATCCAAATTTAGGATTATTCATAAATATTGTATTATATTTACCTTGTTTAGTTGGAGATTTTATAGATTTATTGAGAGAACAATATAAAATAACTAGCAAAACAACATGGATAATATTCTTTATTCAACTAATACTCATTGGATTATATATATTAATACCCATTTTTAAAAAGTTATACAATAAACAATTTATTCCATTTGTTAAAGAAAATTTTCCATCTTTATACAATAAATTTTTTCACTCCAATTATACAATTTTACAGGATGGACCAATTTATACAAATCATGAAAAAGTATTAGGAACTTTCCAAAATTTAAAAGGAATACAAGATAAAAATTTCAATTATAATTATAATTATGGTTTGTATTTTGATTTATGGATAAACCCACAACCGCCAAGCACTAATCCGGCATATTCAAAAGATTCAAATTTAATGAATTATGCTAATAAATTAATTATTTCTTATAATAATAATCATTTACAATTTAAAGCATTAAATAGTAATGGTGATTATGATCTAGTATTTAAAACAAAAAATTTTCTATATCAAAGTTGGAATAATATAGCTATAAATTATTATAGTGGTAACGTTGACATATTTATAAATAATGAATTAGTAGCCACTTTACCGGGTATTATACCATACATGAGAGTAGATAATGTAATTTCAGGTAAAGATAATGGGATATATGGAGGGATAAAGAATATCATTTATTCAGATAAACCACTCACTTTAACAAATATAAGACAATTATCATTTACTTTATAATATTTGATATCTAAATAATATTATATTTTGTATTTAACAATAATATAATATATATATTTTTAGAAAATTTCTATCTATATAATATATTATGGGTTTAATTCAAAATATATTAACAATATTAGTTATTATATTAGTATTATATTTAATATACAAATATCTTTATCCTGATAATGAAATTAGTTCATTAAAATCAGGACAAAAAGCTGAAACGGTATCAGCATCTGATTTACCAAAAGGTAATAGTAATAATAACTTTGCTTATTCTACATGGATATACATCAAAAATTGGAATTATAGATTAGGAGAGAAAAAAGTAATTTTACAACGCGGTGGTAATGCTAGTGGTGGTGGTAATCCATCAATTACTTTAGGAAAATATGAAAATGATATTAATGTAGAATTATCTACATATGGTCCAAATGGTCATGATAGCAAACCTTTCTCATGTAGTGTTCAAAATATCCCATTACAAAGATGGGTAAATGTAATTGTTTCATTAAATGGAAGAAGTTTAGATATTTACATTGATGGTAAATTAGTTAGAACATGTATTTTACCTGGAGTTGCTAGAGCTGATAATACAGCTAATGTATTTATCACTCCTTCTGGTGGTTTCTCTGGGTGGACAGGGAGAATGAAATTCTGGCCCCATCCTCTTAACCCACAGGAAGCTTTTAATATTTATAGAGAAGGTCCAGGAACATCAGGAACTAATATCTTCAACAAATATAGAATTAAATTTTCTTATTTAGTAGATAATGTAGAAGAGGGTAGCTTTGAAATTTAGAATTTAGAAATAATAAATAGGCAAATAATAAATAATAAATAAAATTAAAATAGTATTTATTATTTTTACATTTCAATCTAAATTTCTTATATATAATATATATGATGGCATTATTTGATAATACTAATAATTATTTAAATAACACTACTGATTTTTTAGAATCAAATAGTTTAATAGCCAAATTTTCATTCTTACTTCTTGTTATTTTTGTATTTATTATTTTATTAAGATTAGGAGCATCATTTTTAACATGGATATTCTCATATAGTGAAGACCCTCTTTTATTTAGAGGTATGAAAGATGGCAAAACGATGTCTAGAATATCAACAAATCCTAATTCTCCAAATTCTATTCCAATATTAAGATCAAGAAATAGAACTGATGGATTAGAATTTACATGGTCTGTCTGGATTTTTATTGATGACCCTATTTACAAACAAGATCAATATAAACATGTATTTAGTAAAGGAAATGATGCTCATGATAATGATGGAATTATGAAACCCAATAATTCTCCTGGAATATATTTAACGCCAATTACTGATAATCAACAAAATTTATTAATTAGAATGAATACTTTTGAACAAATGAATGAAGATGTTCTTGTTGAAGATATTCCAATAAATAAATGGGTTAATATAATTGTAAGATGTGATCAACATCAATTTGATGTATATATAAATGGCGTTTTAACAAAGCGTCATATTTTACAAGGAGTTCCTAAACAAAATTACGATGATGTATGGGTAACATTAAATGGCGGTTTTGATGGTTATGTTTCTGAATTAAGATATTTTGCTAGAGCAATCGGTTTAGGTAGAATTCAATCAATTGTTGATTCTGGACCTAATCTCAGAATGGAAGGTAGTGACATTACTAAAGCATTACCACAATATTTATCTAGTCGTTGGTATTTTTCTGGAGCCGGCGATGGATATAACCCTTAAGTAAATTAAATAATTATAATTTTTATTAATTTATATTATAATTATTTATAATAAATGTCATTTAACTTTGCTACATGTAGAAGAGTTCCACCTAGCAATTTTTTTCCTAATCCTCCAATTGATGGTTCTGAAAGACCATGGAGTAGAGCAAGAGGTTTTCAATGTTTAGATAGTTTTACAGATGAACAGTTTGATATGAGAAGAAAAGCTGAAATTTTGAAATATAAAAATAATGATGCTAATTTATCTAAAAAACAAATATATTCGAGACAAGCAAGAGCAATTGGTGTTGAACAAAAATCATGGGCAACTCAACCATTTATTTCTGGAAATACAATAATAACTTCGAATAATAAAAGTATTAATACTAATACTAATCCGAATATAAGAAATTTAAAACGAGTTGAAAATATACTAAAATGTCCAGCTAAAAAAAATATAATATGTAATCCTAGTTCTAATAGTGACGTTCCTGGAAATAAAGAATTATGTTATGATAAATCAGTTCCATTAATTGATTATAAAGAAGAAATAAGTTACTCAAAAATAGGCACTACTTGGCCTCAACGTTCTTGGGAACCGGGTGATAATGGATTTCCAGTTGGAAAAATTGGTTCTGGTGATAATATATATAATAAATTAATTAGACATGAAAATATTACACCTATACCACCCCATCCTCCTGAATTACAATATTTTTATATATATACTAACTGGGATCTTGTTGATGTTTTAAATTCTAATACATATTCTGATTTAAATACTGCATTGAAAGCATCTATTGAAAATAATAATAGCACCGGTGTTGTTTTCTTTAATAATAATTATAGTTTAAGATATAATCATGGAATGTCCAGATGGCAGCAATCAATTAGTTATATAAAATATAATGCATTAGATAAATTACATCCAAGTAATAGTGCTGTATCCGAATGTTCTATTTGTTCAAAAGATAATTGTAGTGATAAAAAAGAATTTTCAACATTTTGGGATTGTAATAATAATATAACTATATGCACGCCTTCAAATTTATATTCAGATAGACCAAAAAATAAACGTACTGTTATTTTTTATAAAAATATCCTAGATACGTAGATTTGGATTTACACATATATCTCTCGAAGGAAAAATATCACCTGACATACATTGATCATTTTCTCCTACTTGAATACAACTGCGATTTCCTCTATCTTCACCTATATAACAAAATCCGGCCTTACCTGTTCTAGTCATTTGTGTAGAACTACCGCTTTCATCTGGTTCAGGTTCATTTACAGTTTCTTGTTTTCTAATACTAGCTCTTTTATTATCCATTCTACTCTTTGCATCATTTAATGATTTCATAACATCTGTTTTTCCATCTAATGATTGTTCTAAAGTATCTAATGTTGTATCCGCTCCTACTGCTGCTACATCTATAATTTCTTTAGTTCCTTCAATACTTTTCTTTAATGTTTGTTTTGTTGTATCAATAATAGGATATCCTAAATATTCTAATAAAGGTCTGAAAATTTCAGCTGTTTTACCAGTTATTAATCCTAAATAAGCAAAAACATTAAAACCTAGAAATGCTAAAATTAATATTATAAAAAATATTCTTAATAAATACCAAAACCAACTTCCTAAAGAAGCTGTATATTGATCCGCTTTTTCTATAGGGCTAGCACCTGATACTTTTGGAGCACTATCAATATTTGCTGATAAATTATCAGTAATTGATTTTGTTGAAATAGCAGCTTTTGTTACAGAAGGACTTGATGATGTTAATCCTTTTAAAGTAGAAATATTTGTATTAGTTGTTCTTGAAGTCATTATATTATTATAATAGAATAATAAGAATATAATATAATCTAATTAATAAATATTCTTATAATTAATATTTATTAATTTAAATATCTAAAATTATTTATAAGATTTGCCTTTCCAAAATTAATAATAAATATTTTCATCTCATAATTCATAGCCATTATCTTTCATTATATTTTCAAATATATTTATTCTAATAAAACAATCTCTATATGATATAATAATTAATGAAGCAGTTTCTGTAAATAATATTTATATATTGCATCATAATTATAATTTTTATAAGAAAGTTTGTTAATTGATATTAAATTAACATAATCTTTATTATAAAAATTTAATTGTATAACATAATCAATTAACATAATATTTATAATTATTTATTTTTATTTTATTTATAATTATTTATAATTATTTATTTTTTATTTTATTTATAATTATTTATTTTTATTTTATTTTTTATTTTATTTACAATTAAAAATAAATTTATCCACAATGATAAGAGCATCCTACAAAACATGCTATATAAACATTTTCTCCATTATTTAATCTTGACAAATATTCTTCCTCACCAGATAATATATTTGCATTCTCATCCAAAAATCTTGTATCATATTCATATTCATATTGTATATTACCATTTTCATCCAAATCATCTTCAAATACTACATCGCCATTTTCATCATAAACAATATTTTGTTCTTCTTTTTCAATATTTTGTTTCCGGTTTACTTTATGTTTTCCTATTATATTATCATTTTCATCATATAAATCAAATTCATCATAAACTAATTCACGTTTAGTGGTTATTTCATTATAACTTTCTTCTACATATCTTTCTAATTCTTCATTAAATATAATTCTCTTTTTTTGAGTATTTTCTGAAATATTTTCATATACATCTTCTTCAATATATGTAATTATTTTTTCTGTTTTAACTCTTTTTTTAGATACCAAATTTAAATTAAAATTACATTGACAAGTAATTTTAGCTACAGTGTAATTATGTAATATATCATCGTCTTGCTTACAACCATAACCATGAACCGAACTAGATACTATATAATCACCATTATTTATAACTCCATTATAATTACAAACCCAAATACTACCTTCTCCAATTGAATTTATATGAAAACGATGTTCATTCACATTGGTTTTTTCATATAATGAAACAAAATTTCCAGGTCCAAATAAACGTTCTCTATCTTCTAATTCTGATAATACACCAAAAACTTTACTGTCTTTATATTTTTTTGTTATTTCACAATAAGGCAAACTATCATTTATAGTTGGTTTAATATTATTATCTATATTAATATAGTTTTCTTTCACAGAAACTATTAAACCTATATAATCATTTGTTATATTATTATTAAAAAAACATCTATGTTGTCCTGTAAAGTTCAACTGAGTATTATTCCCCCCATTATGTCTAATGAATGCTTTTAATGATTCTGTTGGATTATAATATAAAAACCATATATCAAAACCGTCTTGAACCATCTTCCAATAATTCGACCCGCCTACCCCAGGTGTACTTACTATTCCAGCAGCATCTGCATAACGTACATGAACACTATTTCCACTTTCTGCACTATTTTTAGCCTTAAGTCGTGTATATTGACCCGCTTCATGAGTAAGATAAAGACTATAATTACTAGCATTATCGTGTCCTTTAAGATAATCAGAATCATCAGATGTATAAGCATGATCTATTTCAATACCTCTACTATCTTCCATATACAACTTAAATCTACTAGTCGCACCAATATACCCTAAACTCATATAATGACTACTATGGTTACCATTATAAGATATATATTTTGCTTTATTACAATTAGAATTTATATTAATATTATCGCTAGGTCTTATATATTCGGAGTCATTATATAATAAACTAATATTATCATTTTGCTGTATATATGTAGATAAATTATTTTGCTGTATATATCCTGAGTCATTATTTAATAAACTAATATTACCATTTTGCTGTATATATGTAGATAAATTATTAGCACTAATATTTCCACTTATATCAATGCCGTTTTTATTAATTGTTACTCTATCTTCAATTACATTATTATTTAATATAGAAAATTTTATACTATATTCACTACCATCATATGTAGAAATAATTTTGGAAATATTTTCATTATTAGCTATGAAATTTATTTCTCCTTCATTGTCTTGTCTTAAATTCATAAATAAATTGTTTGTACTAATATTACCACTAACATCTAAATTATTATAAACATTACCTCCACCTCCGCCTGAAAAATTTTCTAAACCTTTATCCCCATTATACACTATAACTGATATTCTTGGATATCCATTTGTATCTATCCAATTTTGAATAGTACTTGTAGGTTCTCTGTAAAATTGTAAAAATCCTGATTTATAATCAAATAACCATAAAAGATCTCCACTATACATATTTATTCTTTCAGTTCCATTATTTGTATAAACGCGTTGAAAATATGATTTATATATTGGGTCATATAAAAATGGTATACTGTCTTTGAGTAAGCTAGTATTACTATTTGTCCCATCATCTATATAAAAACTTCTAGGTGTTGTTGGTAATGCTTGGGATAATTCTATTTTATAATAATATATTAAAGGAGTATCAGGAATTTCATATGAAATTCCCATTGGAGAATTTGAAATTTGAAATGATAAATCTAATGCATGTATTCCATATACAAAAGCAGTGGGATCATCTGGATTAGTATATGAAATATTACTTAAATCATTTGGTATATTTTCTATCAATACATCTTGTCCTAAAATAGATGGTTGAAATGGGAATTTATTATTACTATTAGAAAAAGAATCTGATTGACTAGCATTTACAACACCTGTAAATTGTTTAAATAATAAATCAGTTTTTTGATTATTAGTAGCCATTAATTTATATATAAATTAATATATAAATTTATATATTAATTAACTAATTTTTTGAAATCCAATAGATAATTGTTGCATATTTATATTTAAATAATTTGGTATTCCTACACTAATTTGTAATGTTGTTTTTGGTCCACTAATATCAGAAGATGTGTTTCTTATTACATAACCAGGATTACTAGTAGCTCCATTATGTGAACCAATATTATTTTCAATGGCAAATACGGATTGACCATCATAAGGACCGCTTGTGATATTTGAAGTATTTTTTTCACTATGAAAAATTAAAAATCCATTTATATTTGTTGGAGAAGTTATTTGATTTAAACCATTTATATTAATTGTAAAAATAAATATATTTCCATCTCCACCAATACTTTCTTTATAAGGCATTTCTATATTGAAAGTTATAAATTTAACAACTGTAGATAAAGTATCATTTAAACTTGTATTATTCCACCATTGTCTTCCACCAGATGGTGTATAATTATAACTAATATTATCTCCTGATATTTTTTTACCTTCATAATTAGTTAAAACATTAGATGGATTATAAAAATTTGTGTAATCAATATAAGGATTATTAATATCATTTTCATCTATACCACCACTTCTAAATCCACCATTTGCCCACATTAATTGATTATCTGCTAAAATTGTTACATGATCAAATGTTGTATTTAATGAAAAAGTATTATTACCAACCGCATTTATAAATTGTATTGTTAAATTAGCACCACTTGGTGTTGTAGAAAAATTATCAGGCGGTCCATTATTTATACCCCATGTATAATCCCACCATAAAACTTTATTTGTAGATCCAAAACCAAAATTTAGAGAAGAATCTTGGGTTGCTAGTGATCTTCCAATATTATTATTTATATTATAATATATTGAAAATTGATGAGTTCCTGTAAAATTTCTTGAATATAATAATCTATTATCACTTGTAGTATTCCATAAATTAGCTGGATTAATTGATAAATTAGGATTTATATTCAGGGTACCCGTATTTGAAGTCCATAGTTTATCTGTTGAATTAATAGAATCTAAAGTTATAGAATTATGATTGTATATTAAATCTAAATTATTAATAATATCAGTATTAGATCTCCAATATTGATTTATATTTGATAAACTAAGTGTATAATTTATATCTATTTGTGTTGAAGTATTAGGTCTTTTTAATCCGAAAAAATTATTATCTAAGCTAACTTCAGGAGCTGTTAGATTATGCATTTCCTGAATATCTGAAGCAGATTTTTCTGCTACTCCAAAGTCAAAATAAATTGTTCCTTTATGTCTATCACTATTTGGAATTAATGGTTCATTAAAATTACGGTTAGTAAATGAATAATTTTCTATATTAACTCTATATTTATTATATGAATTATTATATATATCTGGATAATCTGTTAAATTTATATTTTTTACACCCAATTCATTTAAATATATATCTGTATAATATCCTTTTGATACTAAATTACCGCTATTGGCACCATCTAACACGTATCCATTTATTATTAATCCAGAAGAATCATAACTCGAATTTATATTAAATATATTATTAACTGAGATATCAGTTACTTGTAAAAATCCCTTTGTTGTATTAGTAGTTGATTGATAACCTCTTGGTGGATTAATACTTGTATTATTTATTGTTACTGTACCCTTAAATACTGATAAATAATTACCACTAGAATCTATACCTTTAATGTCTTCGCGATTATTAATAATTTTTATATTTGGATTAAAACTTAAATCAAAAGTTTGGTTGCTATCTAATATATAAATATTATCTATTGATGTATCATTATCATAACTATATATATTTGATTTTGTCATGTCAAAATTATTATTTGAAAAATTATACGTATAATCTCGCGTTAATAGACCATCAAAAAAAATTTCAGCAGCTCCTATATCTTGTCTTCTAGGTCCTGGTGTTGTAATAGTATTAATAATTAATGCTTGTGCTTTATTTCCTACTATATCTAAATTTGCTTCCATATAAATATGACTCACAGTATAATCAAATTCTGGATACCAACTAATATTATCTCCATTTGTTAATATTAAATTTGCTCCAATACTGATATTTTCTGTAAAAGTATTGCCAGTTAAATTACCAGTTCTAAAGTTACCATATGTTGAATTAGCTATTTCATTTGGCATTTGTTTACTAACTACATTAGCTCTTATATATATAAAAAACCCATATCTAACTCTCAGTTCATAATTTTCTGGAATTGGAAAAGTTGTATTCATTCCAGTTTCTACATATGCATTACTATTCGTTACCCTAATTTGTAAATTATTAAAATCATTTACAAATGAAATTTCAGTTGGTGCTGTTACATTCGTAAAGCCACCAAACGGTATATATTCTGTTTCGCTTGGTATATATAAATAATTATATGAACCATTTTCTTCTGTTATTTCATTTGTTAAATATATTCTAAACCGATAACTTTTTCCTATAGTTAATCCTCTACCAGATTTAAATTCTGTATATGTATTACTTACTGTATTAGCAATTAATGTTGGAGCATTACCAGAAGAATTTAAATTAGCTGTTATTACTGTATTTGGTATTATATATTGTGGGATACTTATTCCATCACTATGTAATGTTAAATCATTCCATGTATTTCCAATTTGTTCACAATATTGAATTTTTAATTCTTTAGAATAAGGTAAATGTGTAATAATTTTATTTGAAGTAAAATCATTTGTAATATTGCTTGTCACTGGTGTATTATATCCTGGCGTGGTTCCAAATGGAAATGCTACTGTTTTAGTTATTGGATTTCTCCATTGTAAAGTAATTGTGGGATACGTTCCTTTATGAAAAATACCAGACGAATCAGTTGGTGCTTCTGGTCTATTAAATAAATAATTTGAAATTCTATCATCTATTTCTTGGGAAGTAACTCCAGACCCACTTCCAGTTCCTGAACCAGTTCCTGAACCATTATTTATTGAAGAGCTATTGTTAATAGAAGTACCATCTTGTAATATTATTCCATGATTACTACCCCTTATAATTAAATTTCCAGTTAATGTTATGTCATTATGTATATTTAAAATATTACCAGATGATAAAGATTCAATATCGTCTATAAAAAATTTCCAATTAGTTTGTTTATTAAAATATGACATTAGTATAATAAATATTGCTAAAATAAATCATTTAAATATAACTCTATTTATATTTATTAATGGATTCGGGTGGTGTAGTTGAGACTTTCGCTTTTCAAGCGGAAATTAATCAGTTAATGTCATTGATTATTAATACATTTTATTCAAATAAAGAAATTTTTTTAAGAGAATTAATATCAAATAGTTCTGATGCTTTAGATAAAATTAGACACAACTCATTAACTGACCAAACTTTATTAGAAACTAATAAAGACCTATATATTCGAATTATTCCCAATAAAAACAATAATACATTATCAATTGTAGATTCTGGTATTGGTATGACAAAAAGTGAGATGATTACTAATCTAGGAACAATTGCCCAATCTGGAACAAAATCATTTATGGAAGCAATGAAAGCAGGTGCCGATGTTAATATGATAGGGCAATTTGGTGTTGGTTTCTATTCTGCGTATTTAGTTTCTGATAAAGTTGTTGTAACAAGTAAGCATAATGATGATGAACAATATATATGGAAATCTTGCGCTGAAGGTTCATTTACAGTTGAAAAAGATATTGATGGTGAGCAATTAGGTCGTGGAACTAAAATTACTTGTTATTTAAAGGAAGACCAGCGCGAATATCTTGAAGAATCAAAAATCAAATCTTTGATTAAAAAGCATTCTGAATTTATTAATTATCCTATAAATTTGTATGTAGAAAAAACCCGTAGCATTGAAGTTGAAAATGATCCAGAAGAAACGGGAGAATCCAAAGAAGATAACTGTGAAATATGTGAAGATATGGAAGATGAGCCAAAAATTGAAGATGTTGAAGAAGATAAAGAAAGTAAAGAAAGTGAAGAAGTAAAAGAAGCTAGTAATAAAAAAACGGTAACTGAAACTTATAATGAATTTGAATTAATTAATAAACAAAAACCGATTTGGACAAGAAAACCCGAAGAAGTATCCAAAGAAGAATATTCTAGTTTTTATAAATCTTTAACAAATGATTGGGATGACCATCTTTCTGTAAAACATTTTGCTGTTGAAGGGCAGTTAGAATTTACATGCATGTTATTTATTCCTAAACGTGCTCCTTTTAATTTATTTGATTCAGAAACAAATAAAAAGAATAATATTAAACTGTATGTTAGAAGAGTTTTTATAACTGATAACTGTGAAGATTTAATTCCTGATTGGTTAAAGTTTGTAAAGGGCGTTGTTGATTCAGAGGATTTACCATTAAACATTTCGAGAGAAATTTTGCAGCAAAATAAGATTCTAAAGGTAATTAAGAAGAATATTGTTAAAAAATGTATTGAATTATTTAATGAATTAAAGGAAGATAAGGAACAATATAAAATTTTCTATGAACAATTTAGTAAAAATATTAAGTTAGGTATTTACGAAGATTCTTCTAATCAAGAAAAACTATCGAATTTACTTATGTTTCATACAAGCAAATCTGGTGATGAAATGATTACTCTTAAAGAATATATTGACAGAATGCCAGAAACGCAGAAAGATATTTATTATATTACTGGTGAAAGTAGAAAAATAGTAGAAAGTTCACCATTTATTGAAAAGTGTAAAAAGCGTGATTATGAAGTTATTTATATGACTGATCCGATTGATGAATATTTTATTCAAAAATTAAACAAATATGAAGAAAAATCATTAGTATGTGTAACACGTGAAGGATTAAAATTTGAAGAAACAGAAGAAGAAAAGAATGAATGGGAAAAATTAGAAAAAGATTATGAACCACTAACGAAAAAAATTAAAGATATATTAGGTGATTCGGTTGAGAAAGTTAAGATTGGGAATCGGGTTGTAGATTCCCCTTGTGTTTTAGTTACTGCTGATTATGGATGGTCTGCTAATATGGAACGAATTATGAAAAGTCAAGCTCTTAATAACAATGAGATGTCATCTTATATGATTTCAAAGAAAACAATGGAAATTAACCCTCATCATGTAATTATGAAGGAATTGAATACTAGATATAATAATGATGAAAATGATAATACTGTAAAAAATTTAGTTCATTTATTATTCGAGTCATCACTTATTAATTCTGGTTTTTCACTTGATCAACCGTCTGTCTTTGTAAATAGAATTAACAATATTATTAAACTCGGGCTTTCATTAGATGATGATACTAACGAAGAAACCCCGGTAAATGAAAATAATGAAAAAGTAATTGAAAGTGAGGAAAGTATTATGGAAGAAGTAGATTAATATTTAATTTTTATTATTTAATAGTTTTATTTATATAAAAAATAAGATATTTAATATTATAATGTTAAATTATAATATTAAATTATAATTTAGCCAATAAAAAATTATTCTAGCATCATACTTGTATTTGTTTCATTTGTTTCATTAATTTTTTTAATTTTGGTAGGTTGTTTCGTTTCCATTTTTTCTTTTACATGTCCATATAATTTATAATTGAGCGCATGCATTAATTGTGCTGGATGTAATGTATTAATATATTCAATTACTACTGGTTTTGTTACAATAAATTTCTTTTCTCTATTATCAATATATTTTTTATGTAATGTATATAAATGTGTTCTAAATTCAAATGGACAATCTTTTAAACTAATTTCCTTATTAATAAAACACTTAATATAATAACTATGTAAATTTTTTGTAAAATTATGAACTTGATTTCTATAACTTGTAAATTTATTCTTATTTTCTGGAAAATATGTTAGAAAATTCTTAACATTTTGATCTTTACGCAGTGATAAATATTGATATTGTAGTTTTGGAGTATTTCCTCTTAATATTTTGAGATTTTCATAATTGGGATTTCTCATTTTACTTCTAATTCCACTACTATGTTTAATAACAATACCCATAATTGTATAATGTGTTTCCATTGAACCATAATTACTAAAAAGTTGTTCATAATTTTCAAAGGTTAAACTATAAGGAATATCTGCTCCATTAACTAAATGAACAAATTCTTTTTTATCTAATTCCTTAATATAAAAATTATTAATATTATATACACCAACTAGAGATAATCTTTTATTAGTAACAGGAATTACAAACCGATTATTTGGATGCTGAATTACAAAACTATAACAATTTTCTTTAGGTAAATTACTAAAATTTACTTGTTTTTCTCTACAAATATCTTCAAATAATGTTCTAAAATATTCTTGTTCTTGGAAAAATTTTACTTTACCACCAATGCTATTTTTTGTAGAAATTTCCCAATCATTTTTACTCTCATCAAAAAATAAATTAATCATTGTTCCTTCTACAAATTCTTCCGCAATACATTCATTTGCTTGAAATGTATTAGCAAAAACATTAATATTTACAGATTTTGGTGGAGAATAAACTTTAATTTTTCCATTGTAAAGAATAACCGATCTGAATAACCCGAGACTATTAATATTTTCTAAATTTAAATATTCTTTATTATATTTAATAAAGACAAAAGGCTTATCATTTGTTGTCCAAAATTTCTTTTCTAATCCATATTTTTTTAAATCTTCATCATTAATTTTATTATTATAAATATCTTCTAATGATAAATCATAATATTTAGATAAATCACATTCGATAAACATTATTAAATGTAATTAAAATTATATCTTTAATTACATTTTATAAATGATAAAAAATTTCTATATAAAATATAAGGTAATGGTTGACCAACCTAATATAAATATAAATATACAATTAGGAGATATTATAGAAATACTATCAGAAAATCCCACTTTAAATAATAATAAATTTTTTGTAAAATATATTGATTCTAAAAAAATTACTATAATAAATATTGAAAATAACGAAGAAGAAATACTTAAAATTAATGAAAATAATGAGCTAGATGAATCGATTGAAGAAATTATATTACTAAGTCGTGCTGATTTTCCTGGTTATGCTAGGCAAAATAATCTAATAAAAGGAACGTGGATTGAGATTTATTTCAAAGGTGATATACCATTTATAATTATTGGCAAAATTACAGATTTAGTAGAAGATATGATTGAAGTAAAAACTTTTCCTGAAAATGAAATAATATATATTGATTTTGCTTACAAAGGTATTCCCGAGGATTTACCAATTGAAAAATTTGTTATTAGAACAAAACCGGATGCTTCCAAAGAACAAGAAGATGAAACACTTATTGGTGATGCTAAAGAAACTGGAAACTTAGAAGAAGATTTCCAAGAAGATTTCCAAATTAAAGATATAATTTTAGATGCTGATGAAATTCAAATTGGTGCTGAACTAGAAGAAATAACTCAAATTGTTGATATTGCAGAAGGAGAGCAAAGATATGGTATTGAAAAACAAACAAATGATTTATTAGATGAATTATTATCGCAAATACCAAATCTTCAAAGAACGCCACCTGTTATGAATGAAATACATAAATCAATTGAACGTTATAAGCAATTAAGAAATATATATTCATTATATGATAAAAATGGTAATATAAGTGAACCTAAAATACATGGAGAAAACTACAAACCAATAATTGAAAATATTGTTAATTTAGATAAAAACTTTTATTGGATGATTCCAATTGTTAGAAATAAAAAGAAAATTTACGATATTGATTTATCTTTAGAAGAAGAAGGAATTAGTGATGATATATTACCTTTATCTCTAAAAAATATTTTAGATGAAGAAGAAGAAATTATGAATATTTATAAGCAAAATGATATTCCTGATGATGAAAATAAATATAAATACTTATATTCTTCACTAAATTCTTACTTGACACCTTTCGTTGGACCAGAATTTGAAGAAAATAATATTATAACTAAATTTGTTGAAGAAAATATTAATACTATTGTTAATAATTTAGATGATTATTATTCTTCATCGGCTGGTTCAGATGAATGTTGTCCAGAGAGAAAACGATTTTTATTTCAAGTATATAATACCGGACTCAAATATGGTAATAAAAAATTAACAAATAATGATACTCTAACATTACGGTCTTTCTTATTACTTCCAAAAAATGTATTATTATATGATTATGTTAATTCACCTCTAATAAATATCATGCAAAAAAGTAATTTAAATCATACTTTTATTCCTTATTCGCTATTACTTAATGAAAAAACATTTGTTAATACTAATATTGTTGAAAAATTTGATAATTCAATTGATTATTCGGGGCAATTTTTGAATGGAGTTCAAGAATATATTTTAGATGAAACTATAAATAATAATGATGAAGAAACATTGAAAAAATATCTTAATAATATTATTCCAAATACTAGTATTTTATTTGATATTATTAAAAATAATATTTCTGGTGAATTAACTTTACATCATGTTATGGAATACTTATCCCCTTTTATGATATTTATTGATGATTTATCAAAACCTGAATATGATATTATAACTAAATATGTAGAGGAGAAAATTAATGAATATAAAATGGATTATGCTGCTAATTATAAAACATTTCAACAAAAATTTATGAAAAAAGAAAGTGATTTACCAAGTAATAATTTATTGGCTATTTTACAAGGAAATAAAGAATTAGAGGAAATTATATACAAAAATTATGGTTTTGAAAGAGAGAAAAAATATAGTGATTCGGATATTTTAAATAAAATTACAAAATTAGATTATGGAGAATTATATTACAGCGTAATTTTAAGATTAGATGTTGATTTAAGGGGAACGAATATTATAGAAAAATTCGTTGATGAATATGAAAAATTATCTACCGAAGGAGAGAAATTAATAAATGATAAAAAAAATGTTTGTTATATATTAACAAATAAATACAATAATCGCACCATGCTTCTCTCTTCGAATAATAAAGAAATCTACGCAGATGAAGATTATTTAAGCGAGCAAGAGAGAAAAAGTGATTTTAAAAAGTTAGTAAAAGATGGAAATTATGCTATATTAAACAATCCTGATGGAACTGTTGAATATTATATTCGTAAAAAAAATCAATGGGTAAAAGATAGCAAAATAGTTAATGAAAGTATATCTATTCAAGAAAACAAATTATTTTGTAATTTACAAAATAAATGTATTGCTGATTCAGGTGAAGATAATACTTGTGTTCCATTAAAAAATGAATTAAATGAATTAAATAAAGAAAATCTTGAATCTATAATTAACGAATTTGAAGATACTTTCTCAATAGAGCAAAATAAAATGATTGATATTATTGATAAACAAATTCAATATAATGTAAATAAAATTGGTTTAATAAAATCATTAAAATATCAAGAGCTTCTTAAATATAATAAAATATACAATAAAATAGCTGCTGGAATAGAAGTAAGAGAAATAGTAGAATCTCCTTATGAAAACTTACGCGAATTAATATTGGGACAAAGTGATTTTGTTAAAAAACAATATGATATTCAAAAATTTGCTATTAATTTTTGTAGAGTTTCTCTCGATAAAGAAGATCCTTATTGGCTTTATTGTATTAAAACAAATATAAAATTGCTACCTGCTTTTATTAGTAGATTAGCTAACACTTTTGTATCAAATGGTGATTATTTATTAGAAGTTGACAAAGTATGCGCCGAACAAGGAACAATTAGTGAAGATGGAGACCATTGGGTAGATAAATATAGTGGTTATATAATTAAAAATATTGACCTTGATACCGAAGAAGGTTTTACTGAAGGAGGATTTAAATTAAAAACAAGAGAAATTATGGAAAAAGATTTAGCTGATGCTGTATTAGTTGGACAATCAAAAATAGAAAAAACTAGCTCACCTGAGAGAACAGTAATTATAAATATTGTTAAATCAATGGCACAATTTATGGGAATTAACTTAGAAACACAATATGATTTTATTGTTAAAAATGTCATGATTATACATGATTCTAGTATTCCAAAAGAAAGTGATTATAATAAAATGATTGAAAAAGCTGCTCAAAAAGGCAAGAAAAATTTACCAACTTATAAAGATACTGTTAATTCATCTTATTTAATTTTAACCTTAACTTATATGTTAATTGCTATTCAAATAAGTATTCCATCTATCAAATCACGAAAAACATTTCCAGGATGTATTAAATCTTTTGATGGTTATCCTTTAATGAAAAATAATGATAAATCAGGATTAATATATATATCGTGTATAGCAAATAAAATTAAAAGTTCTACGGAACCATGGGATTCCATTAAAAAAATAAATGAAGCTGGTATAGCAAAACGCATCGAAGCTATAATTGAAAAATATGTAATAGAAAATGTATCAATGAAAGAAATGTTTAATGAAAAATTAGTATATTTGAATCAACAAAATAAAGAATCAATATTAATTGAAAAAGATATTGAAAATGTTTGGATTAATTTTTATCCTCCTTTACAAGAATTAAGTTTACCAAAATTTTCCAATGTTAGTGATATATTTAAAAAACAATTAGTTGAAAATATTTATGCTGGTTCTAACTTACAATATAATCAATATTTAGTTTTAAAAACTAAAAGTATTCTTTTTTCTCTCTCAATACAAGAAAAAATTCAAAAAATTGTTGATAAGAAAACTGCCTTGGTTACAAATATGGCAAATGAACCATTCTTAGAAAATGCTTGTTGTGATACAGATTTTATTGATACATTAAAATATTTTACAGATATTAATGATTCTATTTTAAGCGATAATACTATTGTAATTGATTTAAATAATATAATTTATGATTTAAATTCTCTCGCAAGAGCACCAACATTTTTAGATTTACGCGATACAAAATTAAAATATCCCGTGTTTAAAAGTGGTTTTAGTGAGGAAACTATTTATCGTGCTTTTATTGTATATTGTAAATATAATACAAATCTTGTTATAAGTGATGAATTGAGAGAAATATGTATGCAAAGCCCAGATGATTTTAATATAAATGCTTCAATACAAGAAAAAATAGAACAATTAAAAGAACATGGTTTGAATTATGACCAAGAACAATTAAATGATTTATTAAATATTGTTAATTATAATAATAGAGTGACATTATATTTAAATCCACCAGTTGTCAATAATATTGAAAAATTAAGAGAGATATTAGATTTTATGTCTGGTGATTCTATTGATAATCGATTTATTGATAATGAGTTCATTGAGAAATTTAAAGATATGTTAGATACATTTGATATTAAACAAGATAATGAAAATAATGAATCGTTGAGAGAAATGAAAAATTATTTAGCTGTAAAATGTGATGAATTGTCATTAAAAATTATTGATTTTGTAAAACAAAATTCCAAATTACCAAAACAAAAGCAGAAGAATTTTGAAGATTGTTTGCTTAATATAACAAAATTTCAACAAATATTTCAAAATGGCGATGAGAGAATAGATAATTCGGTTTATAAAATGATTTTATTTATAAGAGATGCTATTCGTAATTTGATTGCTGTATTTCCAAATATTATTTTGAATAAAGTAGATTATAAGAGCGTAAATATTCCAAAACATTGGCAATTATCTGACAGACATAAAGCAGATGTTAGAGATATTATTGATAAATATTACAAGCCATTATATCAATTTTATGGAGATGATGAGCATAATGAATTATTAGAAAAAATACAAAATGTTTCTAATAGTTTCTATTTATTATGTGAATATACTAACTATATCGCTTCTATATACAATATTGATGAAGAAATATCTAGTATTTTTGATTCTCGTGTAACTAATCTTCTTTTCAAATATTACTTTTTAAACATTATAAATAATTATATTGAGTTAATAAATGACCAATCATTGTTGATTGAAGATTTAGAAGATGGAGATGGAGAAGATGAAGATGGATTGAAAACAGAAGTAGAAATAGAAGAAGAAGCTCAAGGTGTTGTTGATGAATTTGAAATAGTTAGAGGAGAGAAAAAACAATTAGAAGTAAAAATAAGTAATTTACTAGTTGAATATATGAAAATAATATGTAATTCTAAATCAAAATTAGATTTAAATTATCAATCAATTAAAGATAAAATATTACGTTCAAAAGAAAAAGAAAAGAATGATATTACTGAAGATTTGAAAAATTTAACTGATGAAGAGAGAGAAATTCAAAATCTTTTCAAAAATAATAAATTAGAAAAATGGAGCAAGGGTTTACAAAAAGGATTGACACAATATGTTAAAGAAACTTATGACGAAGAGAGAGATGCTCTTGAAAAACAAGTATTAAAAGAAAGACAACTTGGTAGAAGAAGTGATGTTACTGATATGAATAAAGATATTTATGCTTTAGATATAGATGACCAAGCGCAATTAGTTGAAGAAATAGATAATGAAGTTAACAATTTAAATGAATATCTTGGAGAGAATGATGATGGTGATTTAGATGGTGACGAATTTTATTAATAACCTGGGTTTTCTATATTAGAAATTACACTTAAGTTTACATTTTTTTTATATGTCTTTTTGAAAGACATCCCGGATGTACACTCCTTAATACGTATAGTATAGCTATTATCATAATTTGTCTGCAAAACATTAAATATTAAAAACGAGTCACGTGGATCACGTGGATCATCGTCAAAAGTTAATATATATTGTATAGTTGTTTTAAGTGGGTAATCAATAATTAAATGTGATATGGCGCCTTCATTAATATATCCTAAAGTAAATTGAGTTGGTGAATGGATTATATTATTTTTTGGATATATAATATGTTTATTATTTTTATATTTAAAACCAAAAGGATGACCGCAATAAAAATGTTTATGAGTGCCATCTGCTCCAGGAGCAAAAGCGTATGAGCGCCCTGGTATTCCCCCAGCTCCTACACCACCTAATTGATTCATACAGAAAATATATTCTCTTTTACATGGACAAACAACATTTCTATTTCTAAATGCTACGTGCGCTGTAGTGTTTAAATTAGTAGACGATGGTATACCTTGTAATTTAGATCCACCGCCTTGATTGCGGTGAACAATTTTAGAAGAACCAGTAATAGCCTTATAATTAGACATTTATATAATAAATAAATATTTAATTTATTATAATAATTCGTTTAAAATTTTTTAGATATTTTTTGATATAAATCTTTTTTATTTTTATTTTTCAAATATATAGGTTATATAAAAACTATCATTAAATATATCTATATCTGTTGATACTGGTACTATATGTTTAATTTCATACCAATCATTACCAGAAGTATTTACATAGATATTTTTTATTTTAAAATGAAATTGAAATGGGCCTATATTCTTATGATGTCTATAATAATAACCTAATATTATATATTCTTTATCAAGTAAATCGTTTGGTTTCTTATTACCATTATCATTTATCAAGTGAAATCTTGTAGAACCATTTAAAAATGTATAATTCATTGTGGTTATTCTACGAACTACAGTGTAATTATTAAATAATATATATCCAACACTATTTTGAGACAGCTCATATAATATTTTGAATTCATGTAAAATTTGTGAATAATCGACTAATGATTCATATATTTTTGTAAAACCCGAAGGTATTTTTGAATCTCTAATATTTGGTGCACTATTTACTATATATAATTCATTTTCTCTTAGTTTATCAACCTCCGTTTTGGTTTTTATTACTCTTAATATTTTAATAATGATTTGTGGTTGTGTTTCTAATACTTCAATATAATATATTTCTGTGTTATAACGTTTCAACATATATCTACCATTTTTTACTAATGTAATAGTTTTACCTGGAGGAGGATTTAATATAAATTCACCAGGAGTATTATTTGAAGTTAATATATAACCTTTTATATATTTATATGAAATTAGTTTTATCTTGCCTATACTAATATTTAATTCTATTGATTTTTGTAATATTAAATGTTTATTATTATTTAAATAATTATTAAATCTATGGCCACAAGAAAATTGTTTGTGTGTTCCATCTGCTCCAGGAGCAAAAGCGTATGAGCGCCCTGGTATTCCCCCAGCTCCTACACCACCTAATTGATTCATACAAAATATTATATCTCTGTTACATGCACATACAACATTTCTATTTCTAAATGCTACATGTGCCGATGTGTTTAAGTTTGTAGATGAAGGTATACCTTGTAGTTTAGAACCACCTCCTTGATTGCGATGAACTATTTTAGAAGA